ATTGTGCGACGAGCTGGCCGGACGAATCCCGGTAAGGTACGAGGTGAGCCATGCCCAGCGTCTGATTGATCGGGAGGTCGAGGGTCGCCGCCACCATCGCCCCGGCGATGATCGACCGGGGTTCCGCATCCTTCAGGTGCGGCTGCGCGGCCGTCTGCACAATCGCCGCCATGAATTGCGGCGCCCGCTTCTGAAGCACCTCGTGGAACCGCTCCTTGTAGGCAGGGACGGCGAGAAAGTCCTTGACGGACTGCGGCCGCGCAACGGCGACCTGAGTGTTTTCATTTTCTGTGGTCATGGTAGATAATTCCTGTAATCCGAAGGCTGGTCAGTTGATAAATAGCCGTCAAGCGGTTTTACGGCAGCGGCTCCTGGTTTTCCTGCACGGCTAGGATCGCCATGCACACGACGCAGACAATCACGAAGGTCATACCCCGGCCTCCATCCGCGCCTTGGCCAGCGCCTTATAGAGGTTGTAGTAAGCCTTCCGCTGCTCGATCCGCCGGAAGCGCCAATGCCCTCCGGTGCGGAAGGCATCGAAGCCGCGGATGAACAGCAGGTGCCAGCGCCTCACCCCCGAGGGAACGCCGATGAAGGCGTCGCCCCGAGTGCGCAGGCCAAGCGCGTGCGCGAGGCGGCGGGCGGTGGCGGACCGCTCGGGGTCCAGGGTCGGGGAGAGCGTGGCGCGCAACTCCCCCGTGGTTTCGGCCGGGGCGACCGAAAACTCATCGGAGAGTTCGGTCTGCCACCAGTGGGCGGCGGCCACGATGGCCGCGTATTGGTTGTCCTGTTCTTGATGTGCGTCTTTCATTGGGGTGTTCATAAGTTGAAAACTTCGGGCAGCAACACGTTTTCCGGCGGGCGCTGGCCAAAGAGCGGGGCGATCTGGTGCGGCTGGTAGCCGGCCAAGCCACAGCCTATGGCCGTAACGAGGAACCGGCGGTGCCGATAGCTGGCGGCGACCAGGAGGAACGTCGCGATTCGCTCGGCTATCCTAGGCAGTGGCAGGGTCACCAAACGCGCGTCCTTGGTCGGGAGCGCGTAGGTGCGCCCCATCAGGCCCTCGCCCACCCCGCGCACGGCACCCCAGCGAAGGGCCTGCTTGGCGGCCCCGGCGCCGTGGATGCCGGCGAGGTTGGAACCGAAGACAAAGACATCGTTCGGCCCAAGGGTGGTGATGATGCGGGGGCTGTTCATTTGCGGGCCTCCTCGATCAGCTCAAGCAGGCGGTGCGCCTGCCGTTTTCTTTCGGCAGCCCTCGCGGCATCCCACGCGGCAGCCCTCGCGGCAGCCCTCGCGGCATCCCACGCGGCAGCATACGCGGCATCCCACGCGGCAGCCCTCGCGGCAGCCCACGCGGCAGCCCTCGCGGCATCCCACGCGGCAGCCCTCGCGGCAGCCCTCGCGGCATCCCTCGCGGCAGCCCTCGCGGCATCCCACGCGGCAGCCCTCGCGGCAGCCCTCGCGGCAGCATACGCGGCAGCCCTCGCGGCATCCCTCGCGGCAGCATACGCGGCATCCAATTCCACGTCCCCAATCTTGCCCGCCATCCAATCCCGCTTGGCCTGGATGGCAGCCCAGCACCGGCTGTCCGTGACCCCGACCGACTTCAGCGCCCGCTCGGCACATTCGCAGGCGAACTCATGCACAATCCGCTCGCAGTCCAGCACCCAAAGCACCTTACGGCGGCGGGCGCACAGCTTGTCCTCTCCGCGCAGGATTTCCCCGCTCAGCTCCACCCGGCAGAGCATCTCGCCAGGGGCGTATTTCAGCGCGTCCAGTGGGCACTCGCTGGCGTGAAGGCCGTTGGAGCACAGTTCTAGGGGTCCAACAGCCGTCAGCGTTTCGCCGGCCGCGATGGGCTGGCCCGTGTATTTTGTTTTCAGGTCGCGCCGGCACCAGTGCCAGGCGAGTATGGTTTCATTATTTTTCATGGGATTTGTGGTTCTCGCCGGGCTCGCTACCCAATCATCCGCTTCAACTCCGCAATCTCCGCCCGCAGCTGATGGATGGTCATCGCATCCTCGAAGCGCGGGCCGGCCAGTTCGATCTTGGCGCCGACCAGGTTGACGGCGGACACGTTGGTTTCGGTGAGCGGGTGCGCCGTGATCCGGTCGAGGGCTTCCCGCAGTTGTTTGAGGGTGAGGTTCATGGTTGTGGTTGGCAGAAGTGTTTTTTGAACAGGGCGGTTTGGCTGGCGGTCGCGACAACCCTCGCGACAGCCCACGCGGCCTCCGCGCAATCGCACGCGAAAAGCCGGGCGAGCCGGTCGCGCTCCTTCTCCTGCTCAGGCAGCACCGCCCGCAGCGCCCAGAGAGCATCTAAAAGCCCATTGCTTTCGAGGATCGTCGCAAAATCAATCGGCTTGTCTTCGGGCCAGTCCGGCCCGAGATGCCGCAGCAGCTTGGCCCAGCCGTCAGCGCAGGGGCGGTGAGCCTGGATAATCTCCAGTGTGGTTTGCAAGTTCATGGGCAAGCCCTCACCGGATAAACGCCCGCCAGAATAGCCACGCCAAGGCGGAGAGGCCCAGCAGGCCGGCCGCCAGGACGGCAGCGAGGACCGCGAACGCCTGCGCCATGCGGCGCTGGCGGATGGTCAGACGGCGGCGCTCGCTGGCCGCAAGCACGGCCTCGACGTGCCGGCGGTATTCACAGGGCGGGATCGGCTTCATTTCGCACCCCCTTTCCCGGCAATGTCGCGCGCCCACTTGGCGTCATGGTGCGGGCCGTTGATCTTGCGGACGACCTTGGCCTGCTCCCACTCGGGGAGCTTGTCGTGGGCCGACTGGGTGATTTCCTTCCCGTCCAGCGTGAGGACCGGGAAGCCGTTGCACTTTTCTTTTTTGGTCATGGGTTTCATGGGGGATGGATTGAGGTTTACCGCACAAACGTGAATAGCCAAGGCAGCGGAGCCGAGGACGCCCAAGCGATGAAGCCGAGGGAAACCACGGTGCCGACCAAGGCCAGATAGGCGGCGCGGCGAGTTGGGAGGCTGGGGGTGATCATGGCGTCAGATTTCACTGTATTCCCGGCAGCGCCGGGCGATGGCCTCGCCGAATGATTCGCCGGGGCTGGCCCAGATAAGGCCGGTGCCTCGCTTCTCGCGGCAACCCCAGGAGCGGGCATAGCCGGTGTCGCGGCCGAAGTCCTCGAAATAATGGTAGTGATAGCACGTCGAGCCGCGCGCGGTCTGGCGCACGACGGTCTCGCGGTGGTATATTTTCGTGGGTGTTTTCATGGTGAGCGGGGTTAGCGGGTCATCTCGGTCATCTCGATCTCTCGGGCAAAGCCATTGTATTCATCGGAGTTGATCATCGCCGCGACCCGCTGCGCGTCACGCCGCGTGGCGGCAAGCGATCCGCATGGGCGGCCTTGGGCCTCGGTGTCGTGCTCGACGCTGTGGACCACGACCCGCTTGCCGTTGTGGCCCCAGGTGAAAAAATTGTGCCGGCGGTGATCATAGCCGAACAGGCGCCCGGCGCCGTCAATGCCCTGGTAAGGCTCAATATGGGCGGTGTTTTTCATGGGTGGTCCTCCTTGGCTTTCGCGAGGGCGGCGCGGGCTTCATCGGCCACATCTTCAAGAAGGTTGGCAGTGTCGTATCCCCCGTCCCTCCACATCTGTTTTGCGGTGCCCCGCATGACCATTTCGGCGCGGCGAAGGGCCTCGACAAGCGCGGCGTGAGAGTTGCAGGCGCGGACGATGAACGCGGCGTATTTGTCCGGGTCCTCCGCCATTGTGCAACCGGCGAAGCCCAGTTCAACCGCGCCGCCCCAGCCGGATAGGTCCAGGCGGATTGTCGGGCCGTTGTAAATGCGATCGGGGCCGCGCTCTAGATGGCCGGCGTAAGGCGCAGCTTGGCCGGCTGCGTGCGGCTGGGTGGTGGGTTTCATGGGTGATCTTTTCGGTTGATGAATCTCCGCCGCAAGCAGGCCGTAGCCGCCCCAGTCGGTCCGCATCCCCGCAGGGATGGCGGTCGCATCGGGATCAAGTTTGAGCGCGCAACCCCGCGCGTCAGCGTTGACGACGGCGCCGTGCGGGATGCGGCCAAAGGCGGCTTGCAGGCCGGCACGCACACGCGCGGCCACGCGCGGCCACGCTTCGGGGTCGCCCCGGAAATCATATTCCTCGGGGGCACCCCGGCCCCACGCCAGGCTGATGCGCTCGCCGTTGCAAAAAGCGGTGGCCGCACGGTGGGCCGTGCTTTCAAGCTGGCGCAGGCGCCGCCAGAGTTGCAGGCCGGAGAGCCGGCAGCTTGGGGCGCGGAGGGTTTCAAGTGCGCGATGGTGGGCTGCGCGTGCCGTCGTTTGGGTTTTCATGTTTTATAGGTTGGGGGTGTATTCGCGATCAAAGATGCGATCCGCCAGGCGATCCAGGGCGCGGAACAGCTCCGGCAGGTCCGCATCGGTGGGGCCGTCTGCGCGGATGGTGTTGCGGGTGGTTTTCATGTCAGGTCAGTCCCCCCGATCCGCGTCACAGTAGTCCTGAAACGTGCCTTCACCTTTCAGGTAGGCGGCGGCCTTGACGGAACGGTCAAAGGACCAAAACAGGTGTTGCCGGGCGAACATGCCCAGGCGGAACGCGGTATAGCGGCGGGCGGCGCGCTTGGCGTCAGCCAAGTTGCCGTTTTCCAGATTGCCGAACAGGCGGGCGAGCGCCGGGGACAGGCTTTGGGCGTATGTTTTCATGGTTCAAAGAATGACGCGCACCACCCAGTGCGCTTGCGAGTATTCAAGCCGCTTGGGCTCAATGCCGCACTCGCGGATTATACGCTCCGCCTCGGCAATGCCGTTGCGGAAGAAGTTGCACACGCTGAATCCGGTTGCAGTGAAATAGATATTCATTCCGTCACACGGCACACCTTTGGCCGTCAGGTGCGCGACTAGCGCGGCCTTTGCGGCTTCCCGGCGCTCTTTCACGCCGGCGGCGGTGCGCTGGCGGCGCTCGATGGCGCGGGCCAGCCATTCAGCGGTCAACGTCTTTGGCACGCGGGAAGTTGAAAGAAGAAACTGCATTGTTTCGGCACAGAGCACGCCAACACCGCACTCAGTGGTAACAATGACGCGGCGCCCCAGGATTTCCGTCAGGCGGGATGCAAGCTCCTCGTTCATGCGGCGTTTGGGTTTACAGGAAAAGCGCATCCCGGTCCGCCTCAATCGGCGGCAGGCCGCGCGCGTTGACCGGATTTGGGGTGCTGTAAGCGTAGGCGCGGACAAAGGCCGGGAACTTGGCCGAGTGAACCCGGCGCGCAACGGCTTCGGCCTGCTCAAAGGTGGGCCACACGTGCGCTTGCATTTCCTTGCTAGCATCATGCCGGCCGTCACTCCATCCGCCGGCGGAGTTAAGCAGCCATTCCCCGCCCTGGTAGATAATGCCGGCGACGTAGCCGAGCAGGTAGCGCTTTGCGGGGCCGGTGCGCAATGCGGCGGATGCTGAAAATTTGGTTTTCATGGGTGGTTGCGTTGGGCTTGAATGGCAGAAACCAAGGCGAAAGAATTGGGGGGCTGCGCCTCCGGGCCGTTCTCGCACTGGTAAGCATGGTATGCGCGGAATTGATCGGCCAGCGGGGCGGGGAGCGTGGCCGCCTCCCGGCTGCCGTCTGTGTAAATGGCCGTGCACGAATCGCCGGACAACTCGAAATAAGAGGCGCCGTGCATCATGGCTTCGACGCGTGAACATGCGATAATTAGGGTTTTCATTGGGTGAAGAATCAAAACGCCAAGGCCAGGCAGGCACCGGCAACCGCGCCGATCACGCCAGCGAGGGCGATCTCCATAAGGGCGCGGGCCGCTTTCATGGTGCGAGTTTCGGCCGGCTCCGGCAGGGAGTCAACGAAAAAGCAATTCACTTTAATAAGCTCTTTGCCTTTATTGTCTTGGGGGTGATTTTTCATTTTGGGAAAGGGTGAAGAATCAAATCGGATATGCCGAGATACCGCTGACGCTCCGGGGGCGCCGATAGCGGGCACGAAACTTGGTTTTCGCTTCTCGTGCGTCGCGGGCCATGATTTCGGCGGAGTCCAGGCGGAACATTTCCCAAAGGCCGGACACTCGCCATTTGCGCAGGGCGGCATTGCAATAGCCCACATATTCGCCGCGGTGGACTGACCGTTCAATGCGTGGATGGCTGCTCATGACGCACCTCCGTTCGCCAGCCACGCCGCGGCCGCCAGTTCGTCCGCGTCACGCGGCAGGCGATGCCCGGTTACATCCAGGGTCAACCCGTGCCGGCCCGCGTAGTGCCACAGCGCGGCGGCGTAATCTTGGGAATAAGGTCCCGGCTCGTAGTCGATGCGCCCGTCCGAGCGCAGGGTGGCTTTGCCGATCGGTCCGGCGTTATCCTCGCCGTACCAGCTGCCGGAGTACTTGGCGAGGATGCCGGACTCGAACTCCGCCACAAACGCGCGCCAACCGCGCAGCTGGCGGTCGATGTCGGCGACCTCGGCGAGGAGGGCGGCCGCGTTGGCCGCTGAGGTGGCGGCCGCCTTATCGGCCAGGCGCGCTTGGCGCCGGAGGATGGATGTGATGGTTTTCATGGGTGGGGGTTCAAACCGGGTTAAGGGGTCACGGGTGGTCGTAGCGCTCGCAGGTGGCGGCTAGGGCGCGCTCAAGCGCGGCCAGGGTGGCCGCGCTTGAGCAGTTGCGGTTCGGTTGACTCAACTCGTCCGGGCTCGATCATGACCATCCAGACCCGCGACGCGCCGCGGTCGATGATCGTCTTGGTCCGGCGGCCGAAATGCCACGGGCTGATGTACTGGGTGATCAGCCGAGAGTTAGTTTCCATGGCCGACACCAACACCCGCCTGCCGCGCGACGCAAGCTTAATTTTCAGGCCTCGAGCGCTTCCATCTGTCTACCAGTGCGTTAGGCTTGTTTTTTGGTTTGGGGATAGCGATGACTGGCGCGGACTGGCGCGGACTAGCCAAGCGTTGCGGGGACTGGCTGGCAGCGCTGATCTCGGCGCCGGCCTGGTGGGCTACGGGGGCGAACGTATCAACGTATTCGAATATGTTGATGTCTCGTTTTGAGATTCAATCTCAACTAGCCCTCTTACTTTTCAGCCGAGCCCGAGCCGGGCCTCGCCGAACGCTGGGACATCTCCCCCGACGGCCGTGTCTACACCTTCCACCTCCGTCCCGGCCTGAAGTGGTCCGACGGCGTCCCGATCACCGCTTCCGAGATCGTGGCCTCCTTCCGGCGCATGCTCACCCCCGCGCTCGGCTCCGAGTACTCCTACCACCTGTGGTTCGTCGTCGGCGCCGAGGCCTACAACAAGGGCCGGCTCACCGACTGGTCCCAGGTCGGCTTCGCCGCTCCCGACGAGAGCACGGTCACCGTCACCCTCAACTCCCCCACCCCCTTCCTCCTCCGCCTCATGGCCAACCACTACTCATGGTGGCCCCTGCCCCTGCACGCGATCACGTCCCACGGACCCCTCGACCAGCGCAGCGTGCCCTGGACCCGCGCCGGGCGCTTCGTCAGCAGCGGCCCCTACCGCCTCGTCGAATGGGCCCGCAACCAGCGCATCGCGGTCGAGCGCAATCCGCATTACTGGGACGCCGACCGCGTCCAAATCGACCGGATCGAGTTCTACCCGACCGAGAACATCACCGCCGAGGAAGCCATGTTCCGCACCGGCCGCCTGGTGCCGTGCGCTGATCCGGCTAGGCTTGCAGGCGCGTAGGGGATTCCCCCTAGCACACTAGGGCCATTTGCCGCAAGCCCGCGCGTTTGCCAGTCTCAACAAGCGCAAGGCACTGGCTCGCACTGACTTGCACAAGTGGACTACCTCGCACAATAATCATTATGTCTAGTATTCCGCATGACTGCTCTCTGCCAGTCTCAACAGCTCGCCAGGCGGGCTAGGCCGGCCGCGCGGCGATCTCGCCGGGACTGGCTGCCGGGGCGACTGGCAGGGGCCACCCACCACCCCCTGCTCGACCACCCGCAGCAACCCCCCCAACCCTTCTCGATAACCCCTTTAAGGACGCCCAACACGCCCACCCCTTTTCCGTTCGCCGGAATCCACCCCCTACCCCTTTTCTCGACCCCCGGATTTGAAATTGATCAGCAGGCGGGGTGGCACCAGCGGGCAGGGGCAGCGGCGGAACAGCCCCAAAACCCAACACGCCCACCAAGGCCATTTCCGCTGCGTTTAACGCATCCCGAGTATCTGGGGTCACGACATGCCGAAAAGTTCATCCTGGGTTCAAAGGATTGGCGGAATGGGGCATCCTGGTTTGGCCATCGCATCAATCCTGGGGTTCTGGCGTGATTTCTGGGCGTAGTCTGGGCTTTGGCTCCCCACCCCGTTTGAATTGTAAAAAGTCGGAAGTAACCCCCGGCCATGTCTTGACGGCGTTCTGCGCTCGGAAGTAACTACCTACAGTGCTGGCCCCCCCTTTAGGGGGGGGCCAGCCTGAGGGTTACTTACGAGCCGCCGTCTGGCCCCAAAAAGGGCAGTTACTTCCGAGTTACTTCCGAGTTACTTCCGAGATTTTACAATTGCACACAGCCGCCGATCCCCGCTCACGGAAGTCGCTGCCCTCTATCCGGTAGTGGAAGTTCCGGGCCGCCTTTCTGCCCCGGTTTTTGGCCCGTTTTTCGGCGGGAGGTTACTTCCGAAGCTTTTTTGCTGTCAGAGAAAAGTGTAAAAAAAGGGCTCGGAAGTAACTCGGAAGTAACTATCACGAGAGGTTTCCCCGCCCTGATGATCAGCGACTTAGGACTTTTACATTTCAAAACCGCCGGGAGGTTACTTCCGAGATTTTACAATTGCAGCCGAAAGTGGTGGTAACACAGTGGGAGTCAGCGGGATGCTCGGGATTTTTACAATAGCAGGGGGCGGCGGATTTTGCCGTCAGAGAAAATTGGCTTGGGGGGCGGCTTGGGGGGAGGGCGGGCTGGCGGTGGAGGATGCGGTGGTGGGCAAGCGGGCTGGCGATGGAGCTGGCCCAAAAAACCGCTTGACGGATGGGCGCACCTGTGATTTGGCTTGGGCACGATGAAAAAGCTGATCATGGTTGATGCTGAGGGCGCGGGGGTGGCGCCCCAAGATCGGAGGCCCGCATGAATAAGGATTTGATCGAGTCACACACGGCGGAGACCGTCCCCTTCCACGAGGCCAACATCGGCAGGATCAGGAACGCCACGCTGACCGACGGCATCACGGTGGACTGCGGCGAAGGCCGGAGGGTGGAAGTCTGGCGCATCAAGGAGCATGGCGGCTACTGCCTCCGCTTCTTTCGGCCCACCGACGACGGCAAAACCTGCGAACTCACGTTCGGGCTCACGCCCGGGTCGGCGGAGGGGCTGCTGGTTGCGCTGTCGCGGCGGCTGGATGTGGCCGATTGCTGCGTATCGCTCGCAGAAGCCCGGGACTTGATACGCTGTCGCGAGCGATACGCGGATGAGTTGGTCGAGTGGATGAACGAGCGCAGGAGGGCGCCGGACCCCACGACGATCGGAATGATCCAGGAGTGCCTGCGCCCGCTTTGCAGCAGGCCGAACGGCGATAGCCCAACCCCCGACGAGAAATGAAAACCGAAGCCACCCACCGCCGGCTCCTCATGCTGGCCGACCTGCTGGACACCGTGCCCAAGGAGCAGTTTGACCTGTCGTGCTGGGCCCACAAGCCGAAGGGCAAGCGCATTGGCGGCTGCGGGACAACCGCGTGCGCAGTTGGCTGGGCGACAACCCACCCGGGGTTTAAGAAGGCAGGGCTTCGACTGAAGAAGCGCGAGCGGCACACGGCTGTCCCAGAATACAAAGGGCATGTTAGCTGGGCAGCCGTGACGGCTTTCTTCGGGGTTGATTTGCGGCAAGCCGGCTTGCTCTTTATGTCTGCACAATACCCGCGAGGGTGCTATACCACGCCAGCCGAGGTCGCGAAGCGGATTCGGGAGTTTGTCGGGGGGAATGGGCGATGAGCGTTGGCCAGCCAGACCGCCAGGCGGCGCCGGGCGAAACCGAGGGTTCGGCGCTCTTGTGTGGGCACACCACCGGCATCGACTGCGCATCGGGCCAGCGAGCGATCAACGACTTCATCACCTTTGACGTGCGCATCGCAAAGCAGCACGTTGAAAAATACAAAGGCTCCTGGTACGAAGCGGGCTGGTTTATCCGCCTTCCGCTCTTGCCTTCGGTCCAACCGACTGTCACGGTGAGCCAGGTCACCCCTTAAAACTCAAAACATGGCATTCGACCTAAGCTTGGTGAACTTCTTCTTCGACGCACTGCCCGAGGTTAAATCAACCTTTGGCAACCGCCGCAACTGGCACCGTTTCTGCGCGATCGCGGATGAGATGGCCGCTGAACTGGTGCTGCGCCGATGGATGGGGTGAACACGGAGCACCGAGACAGAGGATCGCCGCCGTTTTATGAACCCACTGGTTAGCACTTTTAATTTCCATGAAAATCAAACAACATCAGTTCGTCCTTACCGTTAAGGGGACCAAAACAAAAGAATCTGCGCTCATTGCGGTCCTCTCCTGCTTTGCCCGCCGCACCCCGGACGGATGCGAGTTCCATCTGGTTGATATGGCCGCACACCGCCGCAACCAGCACCGGCGCACCATGCGAGCCTGCGCGCAAGCGCGAAAGCGGATGAATAGCTACACGCCCGAACAGCGCGCCGAGCTTCAAAGGAAGGCGCTGGAGGTTATTTACGGGGCCGAAAAACGCAGGGTGAACGACAAAGGTGAGACGCGCGGCCCGAACACCTGAAACTTTCGCCAGATCAACAAACGTAAATAAACCTGCACGACAAGACAGCGTGAAAGCTGACCGCATTGTCCCCAGCGCTTTGTTAGGTGCTTATGACGATAACCCAAGATCAACTCTGCAACGCCGCCCATTTCGAGGCGTGGAATATCTGTCTTTGGGGAAACCCGAAGGCCGGGATCATCTGCGGCAACTGCAAGCGCCCCTTTGAAACGCGCCGATACTACCCATTTAATCGCGGACGAAACGACGAGTGCGCGGTGGCGAACTGCCCGTCGTGCGGCAAGTGGAACAGACTTCCGATTCAGTTTATCTAACGGTTCGGATCAGCCACCGGCGCGGGGCTAAAGCCGCGCCAACACTCTATGCGAAATCCAACTGAAAATAGTCGCAAGCCGGACAAAGACGCCGGTTGTGCTGTGGCCGAGGGTTCGGCAATTCGCCGCGACCGCATCGACCAATTCACGCCCGCCGAAAAGGCGATCTGGGACGCCGTGAAAATCATCGACGCGATGCCGCCGCACCCATGGCTGACGGATTCGATCAACCTACTGCACGCGGCCCGCCGGCGTGTGGCGGACTACGTGGATGTAGGCGGCGGCAAATGCACGCATCCGAGGAAATACCAATTCGAGGGCGAGGTGTATTGCTGGGTCTGCGGCGAAGTCATTCCCGATAGGCCGAACGATAAGGTCAGCCACTCGGCTGGCCGAACACCAGAAAGCGAAGGAATGAAATGAGCGCAACCGCCAACCAGAAACCGAAGTCCGAAGCCAAGCGCGAAGCCGAGTTGTGCTGCACCGCTTTGTTAGCTGGCGTCGAACCTCTCACAAATCCGAACTACCACGAACTGAACAAACACGCTGGCCGCAACGACCGGCTGCTGCACGCCGTCCTCTGTGCCTACGCGAAACACCATCTCGACTGTGATGACATCGGGTGGAATCAACTCGGCGATATGCTGCAATCCGTCATCTGCAATGAAATCGGTGACGATGCCTTCTGCCGCTGGCTCGACACGATGCGAAAGGACTAATGCCAACGACACACAACATCCCGGCCAGAACGGAACGCCACTGTGAGCCGTGCGAACACCTGAAGCGCACGAACATGCTCTGCTCGCGTCTCCACGGAATCACCTGCGACTGTGTGTGCAAACATCCAGAAGCCTTCGACGATGAACCGCTGTCTGACGACCCGAAGATTGCGGCGAAGCAAGGCGAGATACGCGGGCGGCTGCTGGAACATGGGCGCGAAATCGGGTCAAAAGACATACAACCAAACTGGTGTCCTCTGCGGCGCGAAACCGCCGAGGCGAAAGCCAGCTAACCCTGCGAGTGAGCCACGATGACAGCGCAGAACTACTCTCAACCCATGAATACAAATCCAACTATCGAAAACCAAGGAGCCGCTGTCAGCGTTGGCTCTGATCGCTTGTTCGGCGTGCCTTATCTTGTGGATAACCTCCGCGAGTGGGCTGCCGAATTTCGTGCAAATCAGCACCCGGTGACGCTGACGCTATTCCGTGCAATCCAGACGCTCGAAAAAATGGACGCGGCAATGGCCAAGGATGACCACGAGATTGTCCGACTGGACGCCGAGATTGCACGATACCGCGTAGCAATATCCGATTACTGCGAAGCGCAAGACGATCCAGACGTGGCGGGTGACTCAAGGTTCTTGGATCGACTGCGGGCTACGCTAGAACCGAGAGAGAAACAGCCGACTCCCGTGTGGCAAAAATACGGACACCCGTCTGAGGTGCTTCCGCCGAACCACCAAGATCACCAATTCCGGGGCCTGAAAATATGAATACGCCGAACGACTCTCGCCCGCTGCAATCTCCCGCCGAAGCTGAAACGGACCGCGCCCCGGAATTGGGTGTGGCGCCTGGTTCAGCTCTTCTTCCCGAGGCTCCCGACATGCCGGACGATCCCGAATATCAAGCGTGGGTCGAAAGCATGGCGAAGCACTGCCGATGCTCGAATGACTGCCCGTGCGCTGGCGTGCTGGCCGGTGGCCTCTGCGACGACCTGCAAGACGACCCGCTCGATGAGGACGACGAGACGCCCGAGGAGCGCTACGACCGCGAGGTCTTCGGCGACGCGTGGCACACCCCAATGTCCCTCTAAGCTGAACAGTGAATATCAAACTCCCGGTTCGCATATCAACCCCCGCTAACCCCCAACCAACACCAGCTTACCAAAAATGAACCCACCCGAAAAACCCACCTCGTGGTCCGCCGCCGCCGACCGCCTCCAGGCCGAAGCCGCCGCTTTTGGCCTGGACTTGTGGAGGGATGGGGATGACCAGCCGGCGGAACCCCACTCCCTGCTTTTCCGGTTCAACGACGGCACGGACGGCCTTACCTACATCGCGGAATCCAAGGGCGGATTCCACCCGCACACCATCGAGATTGCCCAATGCGCGCTTGCGGAGATCGCCCGCTTGCGGGGCATCATCGCGCAGCCCAAGGCGGAAGAAGCCGGTCCGCCCCACGATGGAATCTTTAGGGCCGACAATCATCATTCGCCCGAGGCGCAAAAAATGGCCGATGACATTGCCCGCTATCGTGGGCATCCGACCCCGAGCGAAATCGCCTCGCTCGAACAAGGTTGCTGTTCTGTGGCCGTGCGGGAGTGGCGCGGCCTCAGCGACGACGCGATGCGGCTCCGCTGCGGGGAGATGACCGCGCAGGAAATCAGGACGGTGCGGGCCGTTTTGGACGACATTATCAGGCGCAGCGAAGGGGGGAAGCCGCGCTAGGCAAAGGAGAACCAATTTCCTGACGCCGGGAAAATGGTCTGCCTTGTCTAACATTCCGAAATGAGCCACGCCGCCCCACGACTCCGCATTCTCACTGGCGCTCTCCGGCGCTGGCTCTGGCGCATGGCCGGGCCTTCTTGGTTCTGGCTGTGCTACTCCAAAGGCACGCAGCAAGCCGCGCTCAACGACGCCCACAAACTTCTTGGCGATGCGTGGGCGGCTGGGCGCAAGGACAGACTCCAGAACCACACCGACAACCTCGCGCTGCCGCATGAAGTGCGGGTGTTCGCCTGCGACATCGCAAACGAGAGCCATCTTAAAGCCGCGAGAAACCTCCCGCGTGTGATTCTCCAAATCGGTCGATTCGCCATCACGGTCAGTCGGCCGAACAAATAAGATGAGCCACGCCCCGAACAACTCACCGGCCCCGAGCGTTGGAGCCATCCCCGACCAACCGGCCCAGCAACGGGCGTTGGCTCTGGCGCCGGGTTCGGAAATTGAATCCACGCTTGAGGCGTGCCGCGAATGGCTGGCCATGCAGACCGCGCGCGAGGGATGCCTGACCACCGCTGGCGACATCATCGACGACCTCCGCTATCATACCGACTCTCCCGCAAACTTCCGCGCCGCCGTCTTTCCGAACGAAAAGCTTAGCGACGGCGGGCCCAACCCTTCAACCACCCCGAAACCATGAGCGGAGAAATCATAACCGAAAAAGGACAGAGCAAAAGCGTTGGCACAGGCGAGGGTTCGGCGGGACACTGCCGCGCATGCCACCACTGGGAGCCCTGCCAGCCCCGGATGCATGTCGGCTACTGCCCGCTTTTCGACAAGTGGACCAACGAACTTCACGGCACGCGATGCACGGCGTTCTTGGACCTCTCTCGGCCTAACACTGAATATCAAACCGGCGGTTCGCATATCAACCCCCGCTAACGCCTCCCCTCCACCCCTTTAGCAAGAATCAACCCCGATGCCAGAAGGCTTGTGCTTTGACGACGACGCCCCTGCGGCCTCGGGGTTTGCGCCGCGCGACTACCAGCTGACCAGGATAGACACCATCTATCGGCATTGGCCGAGGTTTCCGCGCATCCTGCTGGAGATGGCGACCGGAACAGGGAAGACGACCGTTGCCGCCGAGATTTTCCGGCGCGAGGTCGCCGCTGGGCGGCGCTGCCTGTTCCTCGCGAACCGCGACAAGCTGGTCAGGCAGTCCGCCCATCGCATCACCGCCGAAACCGGCGTCGAGGCGGCGATCGAGATGGCGGGCGAGAGCGCAAGCCCGCAGGCCATGGTCGTGGTGGCCAGCGTGCAGACTTTGGCCCGCGTCAATCGACTTTCCGCATTTGCCGACGATCACTTTGACCTGATCGTGGCCGACGAAAGTCACCACGTTGTCGCGGAAACATGGCTGCGGGTCCTGAACTACTTCCACATCGGGGCCGAGTCACTGGCCGAGGGCTGGGTCGCGCCCCCGCGTGGCACCTACCAGCACAAGGCGCGGGTCCTCGGTATCACGGCCACCCCAATTGAGGAGCTGGCCGAGTTCTTCGATTACTTTGTCGAACCCCCGTATTCCCTGATCTCCGCCGTGGAGGACGGCTGGCTGGTGCCACCGACCACCAAGTCGATGCCGCTCAGGATTGACATTCGCGACCTTCGCCCCGGGCGCACGCCGAACGGCTCGGACTTCCGGGCTGGCGACCTTTCGCGCAAGCTGGAGCCCGTCATCGGCGCCCTCGCCGAGCAGGTGGCCGCGTTGGCCAAGGACCGAAAGACCATCGCGTTCACGCCGTCAATCCACTGCGCCAAACTGCTGGCCGATGCGATCACAGCCAAGGGCATGACCGGAATCTTCGTCTCGGGCGAGTGCCTGGATGTGGACGAGAAGACCCAGCGTTATGTGGACGCCGGACCCGGCACTGTGCTGGTGAATGCGGCGCTCTACACCGAGGGTGCTGACTTCCCTGACACCGATTGCGTACTGGTCGCCCGGGCCACCAAGTCGAAGGGGTTCTACCGGCAGCTGGTCGGGCGCGGGACCCGCGTGCTCCCCGGGGTGGTAAACCAGTCAATGACCGCCGAGGAAAGGCGCGCCGCAATCGCCGCCAGCAAAAAGCCCAACCTGCTGATCTTGGACCCGCTCTGGATTCACGAGCGCATTGACCTGTGCGACGCGCTTGATGCGGTCGCTGATACGGCGGAGATCAAGGAGAAGATGAAGAAGTCCACCAAGTCCATGCTCGATGCCGTGAAGGATGCGACCAGGGACGCCGAGCGGGACCTGATCAAGACCTTGGAGAAGGAGGCGCGGAAGCACAGTAAGAAGCAGCCGAGGACGATTGACCCCCTGGCATGGGCAGTCTCGGTCGGGGATGAGGTCCTGGCGTCCTATGTCCCGGAAACCACGGCGGATGCCCGCCCCCCGGCCCGCGCCGAGCTGGACTTTATCCTTCAGGCCGGCATCGACACCAGTGCGATCAAGACGACCGGGCTGGCACAGAAGGTCATCGCCCGCATCCGCGACCGCGAACGGCTTGGCTTGGCCAGCGTCCGGCAAATGAACTTTCTCAAGCAGCTCGGCATTCCCGATCCCGCGGCGGTCAAGATGAACAAGCGTCAGGCCGCTGCCATCATCGGGAAGCGCTTCTTCGATTGGGCACGCTGACCGCCTTGGCTGCCGCCAGCAGCCTGCTTTTGCCGAAGCCACTGGCGGCGACCGCCGGGTAGAAGGCGGGGTGGTGTGGCGGGATTGGCCTGCTACGCCTTGGCGCGCATGATCTTGTGCTTGACTGAGGCACGGGTCTTGCCGAGGACGGCCGCGATTTGGGACCACGATTTCCCGCTGGCGCGGAGCGCCTTCCCTCGGGCAACCATGTCCGCGGTCCACGGCTGGCCACCTTCCTTGGCGGGAGTCGGCTCAGGCGACGCGGCGTTGATCTCGCGATAGCACATGACCTGGCGGACGCGCTTGAGGTTCGAGTCCCAGACCCCGAGCACCTTGCACTCGACAATCCCCAAGGAGATCGCCGAGTTCAGCATCTTGCGCACGTTGTCGGGCGCGCATCCGATTTGTTCAGCGACCGATTCGCGGTCGCTCCATCCTTCCGGCAGCACATGGCGCTTGGCCTGTGCGTCTTCCACGATCTTGTTCCAGTTTGTCTTCATGTGAGAAAAATGGGCCAGGTCCCGGTGCGCCCCCGCTTGGAGTCCACGAGGAAGAACGTCTGGGAGGGCTCCTCGAAGCCGGCCTTGATGGCGATGGAGTAGGGGCCATACCCGATGAGGGACCCGTTGCAAATCCACCGCGGGTTCTGCATGGACGTGTGGTGATGGCCGAACAGGTCCATGTAAACGGGGCGCGACTTGTTCCACGAGGCGATGGCTTTCTCCGCCGGGATGGTCAGGCCGCCGATGCCGCCGTTGTATTGCAGGTTGTCGCCGTGGTGGATGCGGAACAACCGCCCATAAATCTCCACGAACAGGAAGTAGCCGTCCGCGATCACCCACTCGACCTCCGGCGTGTCGTCCTTGAGCATCTGGTACATCATCCACTCGTAGCTGTTCGCCGCCCCGGTGGCGTGGCGCGGCTTCTTGGTGGTCCTCCCGTGGTTGCCGAATGAGCCGGTGACCGTGATGTGATCGAACTTCCCCTTGGTCTTAAGCAGCTTGAGGCCGCCGTTGATGCGCTTCCGCAGCCAGAGGACGGTCTCGGTCGGGGAGAGCCCGTTGTTCTCCTGCAATTCCTCGTGGATGTAGCCGGTCATCATGTCGCCCAGGAGGCAGATGACGAGGTTGGGGACCCGCGTGCCGTTGCGCTCGATCTCCGTGAGCCGGAGAACCGACTGGAAGAAGCGGTCGATGCGATGGTCGGCGATGTCGAGGTTGAACTCGTTCAGCCCGTTGACGCTCTTGGCGTCCACGGTTTCCTCGGAATGCCAGTCGCCCGCCAAGGCGACCGCGGTGGCCTCCGAATCCGCCGAGGAGCTTGGCTTCGGCTTGATGGTGTGGATGCCGGGCCGGGCCTTGGCAATGGCGAGGGCGGCATCGCGCTGCTCGATCGCGTCATGGACCGCCTGCTCGTAGGCTTTGACGCGCTGCTCCGCCTCCGCTATCTTCTGTCTGAAAAGCGACTCCGAAGTGTCGCGCTGGATGGCTGCCCAGTTGGTCTTGCTCATAAGTTATTCCCCCTTGGTGACGACTGCCTTGAGGATGGCGGCGCCGAGGCTGGCGATGGTGCCGACCGCCGCCGACACACCGAGGACCCACCCCCGGGATGACGTGCGCCATGACTCCAGGCTGGTGACCCGGCCATTGGTCTTCTTCACCTCGACGTGGATTTCCGTCAGGCGATTCCCGTGCGTCGTCAGTTTGCCGTCCAGCGCCTCTCGCGTGGCCTTGAGTTCGGACAGTAGTGTCGCGAACTGAGAGTCCATGGACTGCGGATCGTAGCGTGGTTGGTTGGTGCGGCGCGGCATGGTCAGTGCTTGGGTTTTGCGTTTCGGTCTTCTGCCGAGATGCACCCCGCGATCCCGGCGCTCCTGTAAAGGTGATAGACTGCGCTGTTCAGGTGGTGATTGCAGTCGTGGCAGACAAAGCCCTTGAGGTCGTGGTCGGGAATCCAGTCGTGCGGCGAGGAGTTGCAGCACACGCACCGCATCGCATTGAGGATGGCTTTCTCGATGGTGATCATTGCGCCCTCCCCTTCACCACATCCGCCTCGGTTTCCTTGCGCGTGAGCCTGACCACGCCCCACCCGATGCCGGCCAGCAGCACGGCCCCGCCGAGGATGACGCCCTCATTGCCGGCGATCAGCATGGGCGCCACGGTGAGGAGCGCCCCGAGTGCTCCGATGCCCACCGGGAACTGCTTGCCGCCGCCGAGAATGATTCTCAATGGCGCGTAGAAAAGGCCGGCAACGCCGAATACCATCAGGCCGACCCCAACCCACTGGAGCTTGGAATAGCTGGCCAGCTTGGCAGCTAGTTCCCGGCTCGTGTCTTTCTGCGCCGCCCCGAGGGTCTGGCCCCCCTTGGCCAAGTCCCGGCTTACCCGCTGGCTCCCCGCCGGCACCTCGATCTTTCGGGTTATCTCCCCGCCGGATGGGCTTTTTACAACCTCGGTGATGGTCGTGGGCGCTGCGAAAATCAGCGTGTCCTCCCGGCTGTTCTCGAAGCTCTGGGAGGCCGGGGTGGCGGGGTTGTCGCCCTGCTCAAGCCTCATTCCGTCCGCAGGGAGGGCCGCACTGGCCTTCCTGCTGCCGCTGGATGGCCTTGTGGCCTCGGCCGGGGTCTCGGTAGCCTTCGTGAAGGGCCGCGCTATGGCGTCAGAAATGGCCGCCGCACCGCCTTTAAGCGGTGCCATCGTCTTGCAGCCGGCAACCAGTGAGCCGAGGAAAAGGAGCATCACCCCGACCATGATGGCGGCGAGCACCGCGTAGTCGCCTTTGTCGTCGCTCCTCATAGCTGAAACGCAAAGAAGTAGCGGAAGCCCAGGCGGTCCTTGTAAACCCAGCATCCGGGGTATGATGCAACGAGGCGCATGTCACAACTCCCTCGGGTCGATTTTGAACTCATCTTCGGCGGGTGGATTCTTCTCCTTGAAGAACTTAGCCCTGACAAAGAAGTAACTGTCTGTCCAGTCCCTAAGTAGCACGCGGGCTGGGTAGTTAAACCTCGGTGTCCCCCCTGTCACGACTGGCTTTTCGGCGTGCAGGATTTCGATCACGGGCGAGCCGCAGTCCGAGATAAACACGCCGCGCACGGGCGGGCGGGCAAATGAGAAAAGGCCGGCGCGCTTGGTCTTGCCTCCGGGATATACGGCCTTGAGGTCATACTTCGTGTAGTCGCCAAGCGTGATCTTGTTGAGCCCGGTGCAGTTGCGGAAATGGACGCCAAGCGCGCCGCCCTTGACGGTGACATCTCGCTTCGCACTGCCCCGCTCAAACTGACACTCGATAAACCACAGGTGACCGCCACGGACGACATCCGCCCCGTCCTCCACCGCACCCAGAAAGCGGCACCCCACGCAGGCGACCCACCAGTGGCGTGAGCTTTTGAATCCCTCTGCGGCGCCGTTGGCGTTGAACACGCAGTTGACGTACACCGTTGGACCTTCCCGCCGCTCCGGAGTGTGGGCGTGGTTGTCAGAGCCGGTGCCCTTGGGCTCGCCGACAAACACTTGGTCGCGCACGACCAAGACATCCTCCCCGAAAAACTGTTCCGGAAGAATGTTGCGATATGGCTCCAGTGGGTTCATTTATGAATACAGTAAAAGCGGTCCAGTCATCGGAGTCAACGGTTGCGTTTGGCGCCTTGGCCCGCCATGGTCCGGCCCATGCCACTGATATTTGACCACGCCCAGACCCCGCCTGGCGGCTATGCCTTTCCGGACCCGAGCGGCTATCGGGTGACAGCCAAAGACCTGCGGAGCTTGCTTGTCGCGATCCGGGATTACCGTGAGACGAACTGCCTGCCGCCGGGGAATCCGCACAAGGAGGTAGAGGATTACTGCCGGGCGGAATGGCCGTGGCTGGTGTCCAAGGTTGGGGAGGTCCCGGAAGCGCCCAAGGAGCCGGTCCACGAGTGGATCATGCGGGCATGGAAGAACCCGCCCAAGCTGGTCACCCTGCCTGATGTGGCGGAGGGTCGGTCGAAAGTGTGCGCAGAATGTCCGCACCTTTCGGACGCCTTACCCTTCTCCGCCGACGAAGAAAGGCGTCTGCTGATTCTGGCCGGTGGAAAAGCTTCTTCCGGGCAGCTTCCACCCTCATCCGTTTGTTGTGAGCATAAATGGCCGCTTCAGCTCGCCGTTTTTCTGCGCGAGCCCGAAGCACGGAAAGAGGTATCCGGATGTTGGGCCACCCTCCCTCCGGGGGGTAAATGACACCGTAGCCATAATCCTTCAGCACCCAGTTCGCCTTGGTCCACGGCATCCCCTCCCGCTCACTGACCCGCTTCCCTGCCGTAAAGAGGCCGTCGCCGGTTTGGGCGACTTCGTGGAGCACCTTGATGATGAAGTCGCGCTTCCACTTGTGCTTCGCGTAAACGTCCCAGAACAACTCCACGTCCCGGACGGGGTATTTGCCGGCAATCACCCGGCGGTGGACCTCCCGCCTGATCAGGTTGATGTTCACCCCGCTTCTCGCGGCGGCCTTCTTCAGCCCCATCGTCCGGAGCAGGTTCAAGGCGTAGTCCATCTGGCCCTGGGTGTACATTGAGCGGGCGCGACTGTGCTTGAGCATGATGGCGCCGAGGTGCTGGCGCTCCGATTCCGAGACGTTGAGGTGGGGGAGGTTCCGTCGGCGAACCCCAGCCGACTTGAAAAGCCTCGGCGTGGCCACGATGGTGTAGCCATCCGGAAGCGTGATGATGTTTTTCTCGCCTGTCATTCCGAGTCCAGTCTGTTGGGGGTCCACTCCGCCGAGGAAATTGACCCGTCGCCGTCCTCCGCGTTCTCGATTGCAACGGGGGTGAAGTCATCGCCACTGTCGCCGGTCTCCCGTTCGCTGATTCCAGGTGTCCAGCCCCCGCGCCTGCGGCACCACTCGACCAGCATACACAGCAGGTCGGCCTCGTCAGGGGACGGTGCCGAGTTCCTGACGCGGTATTCCTCCTTGGGCTCGACGCGCACCCGACCGCCCTTGACGTTCCGGTATCGGCGTGTCGTGACTTGTGAGAACAGCGGGTGCTGCGGGACGATGGGGTTGATGAGGAGTGCGCAGACCACCGGATCCAGCCAGCGTGCCATCGCGAACCACAGTTCAGTCACCTTCCCGTCGTAGATGTCCGAGGCCATCAGCTGATCCTCGGCCAAGACCGGCTCCGAGCTGGCGCCCTCGCCGAAGTTCACGCCAAGGACGTTGCCCCAATACTTCTTCGCATGGGAATACACGCCTGCGGCATTCCCGGTCTGGTCCATGGCTACATCCTCGGGCTGGATGCCCAGCCGCTTGCACAGGCCCATGACGTGCTGAATGACCTCCACCGTGCTGTTGGTCTTGGGCACGTCGAAAATCTGGTCCAGCACGGCGACGTGCTTGTTGATGCGCATCTCGGGATCGGCGCGTGACGTGAACCACTCGATTGTCCCGTCCGGCTTGCGCCAGCCCGAGGCGTCGCCCCATCGGCCAACCCCCAGCAGCGCCTTGTCCGCGCCGCCAAGGGCGGTATCCAGCACGGCGATGCTGCGCACGCGCCCCACATAGATTGGCTCGCCCCGCTGGGACTGCATCCACGGCGGCTGCACGATGTTGTAGGCGCTGTCCATCAGGGGAGGGAATCCCCGCGCCTTGGCCCAGTAGGAGGCGGAGTGTTCGCCGGCACGCAGGAATCCCTGATAAGCCTCGTAGGTCATCAGCCGGGGAAACACCACGCGCCGCTCGGTGACATTCTCGGACTTCGCCGCGTCCAGCCGCAGCACGGGATAGCCCAGCTTGCTCGTCCATTCGAAAAGGCTGCCCACCTGCCCGGCATCCCACCCGTCCTCGGGCTCGGCCATCTGGACGATCTTGTAACTGACGCCCTCCGGGTTGCAGCACATGACAATCTTCACGTTGTCCATGCCCTCATCAATGGATGCCTCCGTCGTCTTGATGTCCTCGAATGCGCCGGGCGACACCTGCGTGCATTCGTCAATCAGGATGAACAGGCGCGTGCTGTTCCCCCACTTCGGGTGGTGCGGCTTGCGATAGGGCTTCGGCTTGTGCCCGCGCATGGCCCCGGCGGAGACCTGGCTCTGTTTGCACAGGACGCCCTGGATGCGCATCTCGGGGAGCGCGTCGGTCATGGAGATGAACAGGTCGGTCTCGTTCACCTTGACCCGGGCGGAGTCGTCGTCGGTCATCGGGATGACCGAGGCCCGGTGGAGCGCGACCAAGTGCGAGAACAGGTTGGTGTAAAGGTGGTCTTCGCTCGGGGCCGCGAGCTTCACGGCGGTCCAGTAGGGGTCGCGCCGCCACTCAAGGTAGTAGTAAACGCCAGCGGAGAAGGTCTTCGACTGGCTGGAGGCACCGATGATTATGAGCCGGGAGTTTTCCCGGACCTTGCGAAATACACTGCGCACGCACTCCGGGCGCGAGTCAAACATGCCATTGCCCCACAGGAGCACGGCGACGTGCATGAAGTTGCCCTCGCTTGCGAGGTTCTTCTCCAGCGTTTGCAGCACGGCGCGCCCTTCGTGGGCGGAGTTCACCCGCTCCTGGATGCCGTCCGCCGCGAGCGCGAGATTGGCCGCATCAATCCACCGCTGGTCGCCGGCATCTATCTCGGAAGCCGCTTCGTGGATGATCTGAAGCTGCTCGATGGAGATCATTTACTCCTCGTCCACCACCTCGGCATCCACCGTCTTCTTCTTGACCGTGCTGGATGAGCCGACCGAGCGCAGTTTGGCCAGCCGCTCCTCGAACTTCTTCTCGCCCCCGATGGCAGCGCGCCCTGCCCCCTCGGCGGCGGCGCGAACCAGCCCGGTCGCCAGCCGCTCAAAGTCCGACTGCTGCTTCGGGTTGAGCTGCCGTCTGCCCTCGAACGCGATGAGCGACTGCTCGTTCACCGTGGCCACGGCGGCGGCGATTCGGGACAGCGTGAGCGCGTCCACCGGGCCATCCGATTGCTCCAAGGCCCTGATGGTCTTGTCAAGGAGCGAGCGCACCCGGGAGACGGTCATCTGGACCATCGCCCGGTTGGCCTGTGCCGAAGCCGGGACGAGGAACTTCTCCTTGTCCGGGCCTACGACGAGGACTGACGGGGCCAGCTCGTCAACCGTCTTTGAGGGGACGGCGGGGGCTATCTCCCGACTGCCTGATTCTGGATGGAAATCATCCACGCTCGGTCTTGTCGGGGTTCTCGACCACCTTGAACTCGGGCATCACGCCGTTGGCCAGGTCCTGCTTGAACTTCTCCTTGGCCACGTCCACCTGCTTCTGGAGTTCCACCTCCTGCTCGGCGATGAAGTTGTCCACGACTTTCTTGGCTTCCTCCGGGCTCAGGCCCGAGTTGCGCCCGAGGGCGTTGACCGCGACCAGCAGGTAGGCCAGCCGATTCTTCAGCCACGCGGACTCCCGCTCCAGTTCGCCGATCTTCATCTCGGCCTCGCGGTAGAGCTGCTGGATGGGCTTGATGATGTGCTTGCTGTTTCCGCCGATGATCTTGTTGTTGTCCATGGTAGTCCTGTTTTAGTGAAGCTCTGGGGATTTGAGCCAGAACCGTGAATAAAGGGATGCGAACATGGTTGCGCTGTTCTTCCGCAGCCACAGGCCGAAGCAGTCCTTGTAGTGGCGGCTCTCGTGGTAGGCGTTGAGCTTGTTCGCGACCCTGTGCCTGTCCGGGAAATGCGCTGGAAGCAACTCCTCGTGCCCGTGCTCGTTGAGCCAGCGCATGAAATCGGTCTTATTCGTTGGTTTCTTCCTTGCCATCGCCTTCAGAATGCCCTGCTGGCCACGGCTTTCAAGAGCTTTGATTGCAGCTAGCGAGGGGGCATGAACAGCACCGGCTCCTCCTGTCGTGGGCCTGCGCGTGCCGGCAGCGGTGGTGCGTCCACGGGCGCTTCCGCGCCCATGCGGTAGCGCATCCTCGCCTCCGGGGACCGAGAGATGGTCTTGGGCGTTTCCTCGGTCGGCTTGCCGCCCGCCATCTCCGGGAAGATGCGCTCCATGACCCCGGGCAGCCGGAGGAATTGCTGCGTGGCGGCGCTCGACGCCTCACGGTAGGCGGCATCAAGGGCCTGAATCTTGAGTTCGTCAGGAACGTCTGGCCGGTTGAAGGCCGGGAGGTTGACCACGGCGTCGGCAGCCCGCTTGGCGTAGGCACCGGAGAGCACTTGCAGCGCCTCATAGTCCTTCGCTGGCAGTTCCTTCCTGGTGCCTTGGAACGTGATGCTCTTGGCCGGGATGGACGGGTAGATGTCAGGCGAATCCGTGCTGTCGAACAGGCGGTAAAGTTTTTCGTCGGTCGCGTCCATCGTCTTCGCCGCCTTGCGCGTGGGATCGAACAGGTGGTAGGCGTAGGGGTTGGCCCCCTCTGGCGTGGTCGGAATCTTCTGCCCCCACAGATCGCGCTTGTAAACGGTGGTTGGCGCACCCGGATCGAGCGTCATGGACTTGTAGCGCAGGATGTTCTCAGCCGTTTCCAGCGGGGTCTTGCCCTTCATCTCCGGGATATACTTGAACTGAGTCCGGTTCATGGACTCGATGGTGTTGGGCAGTGGGATGGAGGTGACAGAACGGAAAGTATTCTGAAGCCACGCCTCGCCGAATCGGTCCCAGTCCTTGACCGCATCAAGGAATGCAGACGTGCCGGCGAGGAACGACTGGTCGAAGGCGTGCTCGGCCAGATAGGGGAACGTCATCAGGGTGTCAGTGAGATCGTTCGGCTTCACAGGCTCACCCGTTCTAGCGGCCTCCTTCTGGAGCTTGGCCGCATTCTGGGTAAACGTGTGGAACACGAAGGCCGGGATGCCGAGGGAGCCCCAGTCCCGCGTCTCGTCTCCGCTGCGCCACGCGGTGTCCTCGCCGGCAGCAGCGCGCTGAAGCGCGCTGATGTTGATGCGCTGAGGACCCATTTGGTCGAACTGGATGGAGCGACCGCGGGCATCCTTGGCCACAGGCTCGGAAATAATACCCTTGTCCCACAGCCACGCGGCGGCGGAATACATCATTCCGCCCATGGCCGCCTGCCCCATCGCAACCATGGCCTCGCGGCGCTTGCCTTGCGCGGCATTGTTCCATGCGCGGAACATCGCCAGTTCCGGGGCGGCGAAGTTCAGGGCAGTCGTGAGATAGTTGAGCGGGAACTGGACGAACGGGACTTGGGTTCTGGCGACCACCTTCAAGGCACCGCGAATGAATGCGTTGTTCGCCATGTCTTCCGGGAGGAAACTCGCAAGATTGTCGAGCGTGTTGCGGATGATCTTCGCCCCTTGGTTCTCCTGGGTAAACGTCGCCTCGCGCCCTTCGGTCATCAGGCGCTGGGTGGTCGCCTTGTCTGGGAACATGATGAACTTCTCCAGTTCGGCCCCTTTCAGGTTGCGAAGCCGGGCCTCCTCAAGCAACAGGCGAATCGCCTCCGCCTCGCGCACGCCCTTGTCGCCCAAGTTGAGCGCCCGAAACATAACCTCAGCCGGTATTCCAAGCGTTCCTTCCACGACTTTCTTCAGGCGGTCGTTTATGGCGACGACACCACTTTCGCGAACCGGCAGGCCCTCCCCGGTCCACGCCTGCACAAGCGCCCGCATCGGGCGGAACCCGCGCTGGACTTCAGCCTTGGCATAGGAGTCAGCTGATGGGCCGGTGAGGAGTTCCTTCGCGGCCAAGGCTGTTCCGTCTGCCCAAGCGGCTGTCTCGCGAATCCCCGGCAACGGGTTGCTTTGAGCCAGCACGCGCGGCCTCCCGGAAAGGGCCGAGTAAACGGCGTCCAGGGCCGTCGCGATGGAGTAGGCACCTTTCCGGATGGGCTGGAACGCGGTGTTGCCGAACACGTTTCTCGCCAGAGAGAGCGGCGTCAGGAGATTCCCCTGAAGTATTTTGCTCATGATGTCGGACCAGTCATCCGGAACTATGTCCGAGATGTAATCCGCCACAGCCTTGCTACTGGTGCCAAAGCGTGCCTCGGCCTGCTCCTTCTTTTTGACATTCTCCGGGCTGAACTCCTGCTCGGTAAGTTTATTCTGGGCCTCAAGGTCGCGCTCGGCTCGAATCTTGTCCGCGGCGAGGTCACGCAGTTTCTTGGCCTCGGCTTCGGGGAGCTTCCGATTGACCTTGGCAAGCTGCGCCTCCGTAGCCTTCACATAAATCTCCGGCGTGCGGATGAGGGAGCCCATGCCGATCAACTGCGCGGGCTCCGTGAACATCTGCGAAAGCTCGCTGATGAGCGCGGCGGCTTCGCCCTCCTTGCCCGGGGTCACTGAAAGCCTGTTGGCCATTTCAGCCAGAGCCCCGGCCCGGACGCGCTTGTCGTTTGAGCGGCCCAGCGATTCAAGCTCCTGCCAACTGGCGGAGACCATCTGGTCGCGGACTTCGTTGCGGGAGAAAACGTCGTAGATGATATCGGGGTCGTTCGCCAGGGTCTCGCGGACGCGCTGGGTGTAGCCCTTGTTCTCGATGACCTTCTTGGCGGTCTCGCGGACTTCCTGCCCGCGCCCGACCGGCGGCAGCGGGACCGCCGGGCCATCGCCGGCAGCGGTTTTCCGGGCCTTGGCCGCAGCCTCCTCGGCGGCCTTGGCCGCCTCCTCCATGGCCATGCGCCGCTTGGCCCCTTGGGCCAAGGTCCCAGTCCCGAAGCCGATTGCCGCGCCGGCACCAGCGCCGAGAAGCGTGTTGCGCAGGCGTCTGGCCTGAAACTCCTCGTCAGTCTCATCCGGCCCTTGCTGCGTGCGGAAGTATCCGGCGCCGGCACCGATGGTTGAGCCACCGGCAGAGGTCAGGACACGGGGGGAGACTGCGCCCCGGATGTCAGGATTTGAGGGGTCGAAGGTGCCACGATTGCCGGTGGCGGATTTGATTTGGGTGGGGTCAAGGGCCACGTAAATCGTGCCTTCGTCTTTGGTGTTTCTGATAATAACTCCATCATATTTCCCGGAACGTATAGCATCCCGAAACACCTTTCCGCTCTCCCCGAATTGGACATCTCCAGCAAATCTTCCGCCAGCCTCTATGACGAATGGTTTTTTGAGAGACAGATAGGTTGGATAAATCGCCTGACCGCTACCCGCAGATTCAGCAAAACGATTTGCAGTCGGAATATCTCCGAAAAATCCGGCAACCTTCACGCCTTTCTCCCCTTTGTTGAATGCCGGGAACTCTGATGGCCTGTTAATGGATGTTATTTCCTCTAGGCCTGCGCCTCGCCAGTCATACGGATACATCGCCTTGTAAACCACCAGCGGCTTCCCCTTCGCGTCCACCACCTTTGACTCGCCAAACCACCGCTTAAACGCCGGGGTTTCGGTCTGCGGGGTTCCGGGGATGAGCGCTGCGCCCCTCGTGCTCCGCATCCTCGCGGCCTGACGGGTCACTTCAGCCGGCCTCCCCATTGGCGGCGTTGACCCGGGGGCGTCGGCAATAATCTGCTCTACTTCGGTACGGGCTACCGGCCCTTCGCTCGGCGTTTCCCGTGCGCGGTCTCCGGCAGCCGGGCCGGGCTGGGCGTCTCCCTCGCCCACTCTTTGCAGTCCCATGTCGATCTCGGGTTGCGGCGCTTCTGGGCGTGGCACGCCCGCATCTGGCTCTTGGATTGGAATGGCATCGGGGGATGGGGGTTGTGATTTCTTGAGCAAGCTCCTGTCCAACACAACATAGGTCGGGATGGTTCCGCGTTCAAGCTGGTCATCAAGTTTTATGGAGTCATACCCAGCCTCCCGGAGCGCTTTCCTGACAGATGGTATGTAAACCAGATCAACCACCTGACCTCCATCGTAAGGACTGTGCTTGGCAATATCTGGAGAATAAAAATCCCAGCCGGGGACGCCGATCTTCCCGGTGATTTGAACATCAGCACCAGATTCCTTGGCTATCCTGATAAGGGTTTCAATCCCATCGGGTCCATCAATATCCAGGGGGTTCTTGAGCGTGGCGGAAAATTGGGCAACTTCGCCTGTTCCCCGCCCTCGCTCGCCAGCAAACCACTCGGCACCTCCTCGGTCCGTCGTCAGAAATGCTGGGTCGCGAATATCCCCTTCAAGTTTCGGGCCGCCGTGGTAGAGCGTGATCTCGCCTCCGCTTGGCGCAGCCTGCCCGGCCTCGGCCAGCGCCTCGTTGAAATACTGGGCCTTCGACGTGAGCGAGGTCATCTCATTCAGCGCTCCCATCTTTGCCTCTTGGGGCAGTGTCTTGTACGCCTCCATGGCCGCACGGACCTCGGCATCCACCGCTTCCTTGCCCGCCTTCAGCTCGGCCAGCATCTTCGCGTCCTGAGCGGCTGCGCGCCCATGCTCAAGCGCCGTCCCCGTAAGCCCCTCCGGCTGCGCCTGAGCCCATGCGCGGAAGCCCGCAGCGTCGAGGGCGGCGATTGCGGCTGGGGTGGCGGCTTGGGCTGGAGGCGGCGCGGGAACTGCGGTCATCTCATTCAGCCGCGCCTGAAGCGCCCCGGGGCTCCCCTTGGTCTGGGTGGCAATCTCGGTCGCGGCGTTCGCGATGGACGGCGGCTTGACTTGCGGCTCAACCAAGGTGCGCGTGGACTTTGGCAGCTTGTTCAGGGCGGCACCGCCCGTGGCGCCAGCCGCAGCCCCCGCGAGCGAGAGCGCCGCCTTCTCCTCCGGCGTGTCGCCTGCCATGTAGCCACCAGCCGCGCCGACTGCGGCACCACCGGCAGGGGCGAGGGCGGACGTGCTGACGCGGCCTTGCTGGTTGATCATGCGCTGCTCCACCGGGGAGAGGGGAGGAACAAAAGGCAGCGGCTCACCAACCACACTCCCCAGCCCCGGCTGGCTTCCACCGACCTCCATCATGGCTCGGCCAATGCGCTCCGCTTCAGCCTGACGGGCAGCCGAGGCCATGGCCGCCAGTTCAGCCGGAGCCACATCAGAAGCCTCCGGGAACTGGCTGAACACGGCGGCCGATTCCTCGGCCGATCTCGGCGGTTGCGCACGCAGGGCGTCCTCAAGTTGGATTTGACGGGCCAGTCCACCCTGCCGGGCGAGTGCGGCCTCGGGATTCGGGGGAAGCACCGGCAATTCCGGCAGCGGAACCCCTTCAAATCCTGCTGGCAGCGGCTCCAGCGAGCGACCGGCGCCGGGTGCCCGAACGCGCCCACCTGTCAGGGCACCGGCAACCGCGAACGGCACGCCGAACATCGTGCCAAAGCGAGCCGTTTCCCGCACGGCCTCCCCCTCGGGAAGCTCCCCGCGCAGCCCGGCCTCCACCGTGGGGTAAAGGGCTCCGTAGCCGGCACCCTCCGCGAGCGGCACGGCAGCCCTCAGTGTTCTCGACGCCTGCATGGCCGGTCGAATGGCGCGCAGTTGCGTAAGCCCGGGGATTGAGCCGACGATTCCAGCCGCGCCGGCCTCAGTCGGGGAGAAGGACTCGCGGACACCAAGCTCTTTTTCAAGCGCCTGCGCCCCGAGTTCGCCCGCCAGAGTGGCACCGCCCATGACAGCCATGGCGGCTGGAACGCCAACGCCCGTGAGCGCCAGCCCGGCGGCAAGCGGGGGAGCCACGCGGGATGCAAGCGGCGCAAGTGCAGTCACCGTGGACGGCTTGGCGCTCACCCAGCCAACGCCGGGGACGAAGATCGGTGCCTCGGTCTCGGGCTCAGGGGGCAGAACTTCGGGGGTGACCTCGCGAATCACCTGCTCCGGGGTCATCCCGCGCAGGCGCTCCTCGGATTGAGCGCGGGCGACCACCTCGTCATATGGGTCAGGTTCGTCGTAAACAACCCGACCCCTCGGAGAATTGTCGTAAACAATCGGCATGGTTCATTGGTAAGTTGCCCGACGGCCGCCGACAATGATTTTGTCTCCTGGCTGAATCTCCCCGCGCGCCGCAGCGGCCTCCACTTCCGCTTCCGTCGCAAAAGAAATAGGAGTCCCCTGCTGGGCGGCACTCCGGGGCGCGCCAGCACCGCCCAAAACCGCCTCTGCCGCAGCAACGGCATCGGTAACGGCGCCCGTGGAGGCGCGTGCGGCTGGCGCCGACGCTTGGCGGCCGGCACGCGCAGCGTCAATGGCGGCCTGCTGCTCGGCGTTCAGCCCCGTGGTGAACAGCCTTCCGGCGGCATCGGCCTTCCGCTTTGCAGCGAGCGCGGCCATGGCGTCTGCGCCTTCTGGGGTTTGCGACAAAATCGCGGCCAACTCAAGCGGAAGGCCGGCATCCGCCGCTTGCTTTTCCATCGTCCGCTGGTAAACCGTCCCGGTTGGCAGCACGCCTGGCGTGGCGGCGAGGCGCTGAAGCTGCCGCTCGTACTCATTGGCAAGCTGGGTATTTCCGGCATCTAGGGCAGCAGCCTTGGCGCGGATAAGTGCATCTCTCTCAAACTCCCGCTGCCCGGACCGCAGTCGAGCCTCGGCCAAGGACTGTTCACGCTCCCCTGCCTCAAAGGTCTGCACCGCCCGAGTGGGGCGGCGGCGCGTCGAGGCGGCCCCGGTCGCGGGGTCGATCTCCTCAAACACCCCCATCTCCATGATATCGCCCTGCCCCGCAGTGTTCTGCATCATCGGCTGCCCCGTGGCGTCGAGTACGACTGCGCCCGTTTCCGGGTCAATCAGGGGCTCCAGCACCCGGGGTACCTCCTCGATCGCGGTTCCCACCTGCCGGGTAACAGGCATCCCGGCCTCAATCGCCTTGCGGCGCCGGATGGCGGGGGCCAGCTGGGCCTCGGCCTCGGCCTCACCGAGAGCCAGTTCAGCCATGCGCCTGCGCGTCGGGCGCATCGAGGCATTCTCCGCCAGCTGGTAAAACCGATTTGCAGCCTCCACCCCAGACTGAATGTTCGGGATGATGTCGCCATACCGGGGCGCGAGCAGGCGCGGGTCGGCGTATTGCACCGAGGGGAGCACGGAGGACCGAAAGCCGGAAGTTGTGATGGGGGATGCCATGTCAGGTCATCGGGTAGGGGCCGGACGGCGTGGCCGAAGGCTGAAACCAATTCGGGTAGTAGTTCCCGCCGGTGGCCCGGGTCGTGCTCACGGGTCCGTAGGTGGTCTTGGGTGCGGTGCTCTGGCCAAACATCCCAAGCCCGGCGCCGATGAGTTGCGACCCGAACTGGCTGGTCTGCGCCGCTCGCGCCGCACGGGTGGCGGCATCCTGCTGCTGCTTCTGCGCAAGGGCATTGCTGTTCCCGACGGCGATGTTCGCCACGGTGCCGGGGTCAAGCCCGGTTTCAGGCATTGAGATGTTCTGCCCGAGCTGCGCCGCGGCGAGAGCCTTGGCGTAGTCTCCGCTCAGGACGCGGGTGAGGAAATCGCCAGACTGAAGCAGGTTCCCGCGCCCGTATGCTTCGGCGGCACTCCGAATCCCAGCGTTCTCGCGCTCAAGCGCGGCCTCTTGGGCGCCAATCGAGGCGGCGCGGGCAAGCCGCTGGTTGCGCAGGTCGAGACTCGTGAGCCCGAGGTCCCGGGCTGAGATATCGCGGCCAAGGCCGAGGCCGCCGGAGACCGAGCCGGAGCGTTCAAAGGCGCGGCGGGCAACCTGCTGCTGGACATCCAGGGGAATCGCGCCGCCCAGCGCGAGGTCGGCCCGCGCCGCCTCAATGGCCTCGCGGGTGAGCGGCGAGTCAAAGGTGTAGGCAGTGAGCGGGTCGCCGGCCTGACTCATGATCCGGGCCACAATCTCCTCCTGCCGGGCATCTGGATTCAGGGAGTCCAGCAGGGCGGACAGCCCACCGGCCCGAAGCTCGGCGGCACCGGGGTTATACTGGCGCTCAAGGGCAGCCCCCTCGGCGGCGTTCCTGAGCGCGAACTCGCGGGCCTGCCGGTCGAGGGCATTGATGTCCACAGTCGGCGCCGGCTGGGAGAGCGCCTGATTGGCTGCCTTGCGGGCATCGGATTGGCCCTTGGCTTGGAGGGCGAGGCCGCCGACAGCGGTGATGACAGGAAGCGCGGGCATCAGGCTACCCCCCTTTCAATTTCAAAATAGGTGATGGCGACAGGCTTGCCGTTGCGGGTGTTGGGCCACGCCACGGTTTCCTGCTCGCGCATACCGACCGCGCGGCAGAACCACGAGACGACCGGCGCGTCAGACCATGCGTAAGACCGAATGGCCACGGCCACGGTGTTGGACCACACCCACGACATCAGTGCCTTGGCGGCATCAATGGCGCGCCGACCGCGGCAGGGTTCAAGCAGGGCCGTGTGAACCTCAATCTTTGCCCCATCAATCCAGCGCAGCCAGAAAACGCCGCAGGGATTCCCGTCCATCTTCACCTTCAGGAATACGCCAGGCGGCGCCGACTCCAGCCCCAGCGTGGTGTCGCTCGGGGTTGACGGGCACGAGTCGTCGCGCATCGAGTCGTAAATGGACGGGTTCAGGAACACGGATTTGATGTAGTCGGTATCGGCGGTTGGCTCCACGGAGATCATCGAACTCGATATCCGGTTAGGAAGGTTTCGGCGGCGTCAAAATACACGGTGCAGGCAGCATCGACCGTGATGTCGTAGGACAATTCAACCTCGTCTCCGGCTGAAAGCTGGAGGACGGTTGTTCCGACAAACACCCGGCCTCCGAGTTCCGTCACGCTAGGCTCGTCATTCAGGCTGTCCCCCGCGGAGCCATTGACCGCGAAGTAGGCCCTGATGTCAACCGAGGTTGGAGAGCCAGAGGACACGCCAGTATTCAAAGAGCCGCTGAACGTGTAATACCCGGTCGCCGGAACAGTAAACTTGTTTGCGGCAAAAGAGGAATCAGGATTAAAGGGTATGGTCCCAAGGTTGACGGTCCCCGATTGATTTCCGCCGGCCCCAAAGACCACATTTTGATTAACGCTTGGGACGCCCTTGAACAATCCCTGGCCGACAACAGACGCCGGGATTCCAGAAATCGCCGCCGCAATCGCCGAGTTCATTTGCGCGGTCGTTGAGTAATTCGCCAGCGTGGCTGCGGTCACATACCCGGAAAGCGTCTGCGCGTAAACGTCCGTCCATGCACCGGAGTAGTAGGTCTTGATGGCGAGCGGCTGCCCGCCCGCCGTGGTCTGAATCCAGAACTGGTAAACCGTCTGGTCCGGGGTGGTGGAGCCGATGAAATAGCCGAGGGATTCCTGGGGCACGGAGATCGGCTCATATTGCCCGGTCCCGTTGTCCCAGACCCACCATTCGGTGCCGTTCTTCAGCCACGGCCCGGCATTGTAGGCGGGCTCCGTGCTGCCAGCCACGAAAAGGGCGAATGACTGGGAGGTGACGAGCGACATCCGGCGGACCATCGCGTCGGCCAACTGCTGCGGGGTCCAGCTGACAGCCGGCGGCAGCGCCCCCATCTGGATTTGGATTGGCAGTGCGTCAGACATCAGATTTCAATCTCCCCCATGTCGGTTACGTCCGTTGCATCGGTCACGTCCGAGCAGTCCGTGCAATCCACGCACACCCCTGTGCTGGCGGCATAGAAGATGTCCACCACGCGGGGCTCGAAGGGTGCAAGGGCCTTGAACGGAGTCGTCATTCACCGTTCCTCCAAGAGATTGCGGCGACAAGGAGAGTCACGAACAAAATAATGGCCCACGCCGGGACGGAAAACATGCCGTTCAACTTGTGCCTTCGGGCCTTGCACACCTGGCAGTCCTTCAGGTCGGTGCCCCACGCCCAGTCTATGAAATAGACCGCCGGGCGGAACAGCCAGTAGAGAATGTCGCCCAGTCCGATGCGGCTCATAGCTTGACCAGGGTTGAGGAGGCGATTGACGTGGTTACGCCAGACGCGCCCCAGAGGATCGTGACCTGAATGGACTCGGTTGCGCCTGTCGCCGTGAAGTCCTGAACCACTTGGGCGGGTGCCGGCCCGGAACTTGCGGCGAAATCGACCGTGAGCCGGTAGTCGGAGCCGGAGGTGAGGTTGGCGAGATTGAAGGTCGCAATGGCCACCCGGCAGGAGGCGGTTTCCCATGTGGAGTAGGACCACGTTCCGGCGAAGGACGATGGGATAGCCGGGCTGTCCGGCGTGAGAGCGCCGAAGTCGGCCGTGTCCTGCTCGCAATAGGTGTAAGTCCCGACCAGCGCCTCAGTGGTCACGCTCCCGAAGCAGTTGCCGCCGACGTAAACCTCGATTGAGGTGTCGCCCGACGGAACATTCCGCTCCACCGTGGCGCCGGTCCACGCCAAGTCAGCCAGCACGCTGCCAGACGGCTGCGAGACCATCTTGAGGTTGCCCGCCCACGCGCCGGAGGTCTGGTTCCACGTCCCGCCCACGCGCACCTTCGGGTCAAGCGTCCCGCTCGGATGCGAAGCGAACTCGGCGAGGATGGTGAAGTCGAATGCCCCGTCGGAAGGCCCGGCGCAGGGAGAGCCCTTGTCCCTGCTCCCGGCTCCGGTGCCAATGGTATGCCAGTCCGGGCACAGTTCCGCATCGCCAGAGGCGCTTGCATACTCAATCGAGGCGATGCCGGGCGCCCTCGGCGTAATGGGCGATTCCACGATGATGAAATCCCCCGGCGAGTCCAACCTGGCCCATCCGTCGGCAAACCCGGGACCGCCGGAGCCGGATGTAACCACGTCGGTCACGTCCACGTTGCCGCCATAGACGCCGGCCGGGATGGAAACCGCGTTGATTCCGTTGGTGTATTCGGTGAGGAAGTTGATCATCTGGTCCACCGCGCATTGGGCGCGGGCGTCGGCGTCGGACTGAGAGACCCCGGACACCACGGTTTTCTGGATGGCCACGGTGCTGCCGTCCCCGAGGGTCATGGAGCCCGTGGCGGTGCCAACGAAGGTCGGGAACACGGCCTCCGACAGATAGAGCCCGGAAATCGTGGAGCACCCTTGGTCATTCAGCACCCTCGGGCCAACCTCATCCTCCGTGCATTCGCCACCGTCGCGCTCCGGGCTTGACCGCATGTGCATCTGATACGCCCGCACGCCCATCCTCCCGGACCAGACGAGGAGATGGGAGAAGGCGTAGTCTATCATGTTGCCCTCCTTGGACTCAACGCCACAGGAGTTGCACTCATTGTCCTCGGGGTCGCCTGGAGTGCGGATCGTTCTGGTCTGCACGCGGTTTCCGGCGATCAAGGGGCCGGACTCGGAGTAGGCAGTGTCGGCATAGACCTGACCTTCCGTGGCCACGATCTTGTATTCCTTCTGGAGTTGGTAGGCCCCCTTGGTGGACGCCACATAGACGTTCAGGCGCACATCGCCGAGAATCTGCGAGAGGAAAAACTTGCTCCACTCATATCGCTTCTGGTCAAGGTCGCCGGCCGCGTGGTCCCTCAGCTGCGCGTAGCAGGTGATTGGGCATCCGTTGTCCGTGCGATCCTCCAGCATTCCCTCCCACAGCCGATTGTTGCCGTCATAGTCCACGCTGCCGAAGAACACGCGCTCGTTCCCGTTGACAATGCCGCGAGCCCACTCCACCGGACGCCAGCCCGACCAGAACCCGGTCCATGTGTTGACGTTGCCCTCGAACGGCGCTTGGTCCAAGACCCAGGTGTGGCGGTTCAGCACGTCCCCGGACGGCACGGACACCATCAGGTAGTTCTCGTAATACCCGGCGCAAATCCCGCTCAGGTCCGGCGAGAGATACGCCTTGGACGCGAACATCTCGTTGTCCTGATAGTCAATCCGGCTCGTGATATTCTGCCGGAGGGCCGCGTTCAGGTTGGTGAACCCACGGGATGCGAACCACCAGTTCAGCCCATACTGGGTGAGCAGCGAACGCGGGGCCACGCAGCCGATGTTCGGCAGGATGACCTTCTGGAAGTCGGGGGTGGACAGCCAACTCGCCCGCTCCTGGATGGACGACTGGAAGAATGTCCCGTCGTTCTCGGTGAATGCGATGATACCCTGCTGGTCGGGCGTCTCGATAAAGCCCGTGCAGGGGCCGGACAGGTAAAAAGCCCGGGCCTCGTTAAGATAGGTGGCCTCGGTGAACTTCAGCGGGTTGCCGATGTCCGAGGCGAATATCTGGTTGCCCCGCGACACCCAAAGACGGTTGCCGCTCCAAACCATCCACAGCCCGACGGGCGTTTCCGTGAAGCCGGGCACGATGTCGGACTGGTCCGGGAAGGGGGGCTCGGCGGGATTGAGGTGCCCGCTGTTGCTGCCATCCCAGTAGGCTGCGCGGGTCAGGCCATCCTGCATCATCAGGACGGAATAGGGCTGCGCGAGCGAGTAGATCACCCCCTCGGCGTCATAATCCGTGCTCTTGAGGCACGAGGCCCACGCAACATACTTGGAGGAGGGGTTGAACTGGAGGTTCGCGAGCCGGCGATATGAGGTGAACGGCTCGGCGGACACATACACCTTCCCGTCCACGGCAAAAACCAGATGCGCCACGCCGTTCTGAGGAGTGAACAGCGTGACGCCCTGAAAGTTGCCACGGGGCGCGCAGAAAAGGGAGCGTGTTCCCGGGCGTGTCTGGACTATTCCGCCGCGGCAGACGACGTTCTGCCCCATGACATACTCGCGGTCCAGCAGTTCGCTGGGATTGGTGTAGCTGTCAGCCCCAAGGACGAGGCTGCTGGAGCCGGCGAGATAGTCTTTGGCATCGGCCATTGATCACAGTCCAAAGAGTTCGGAGAACTCCACGATGAACGGCTCGCGGATGGACCACTTGGTCGCGGCCACGGCCTCCTTGGCGGTCTGGAAGTCGGCATCCTCAAGGGAAATGGTGCCTCCGTCATCCACGGACTCGGCCACAACGCTCACCCGGTTGCGGGCGCGAATGGTGGCGAGGTCAAAGCCTCCCTGCGGGGGAGTGTTGAGGGCCTGGAGCAGCAGCTTGGCGACCGAAACGGGCTCGGCTTTGCCGGCCGCGTTGATGACGAACAGTTTATTTGGGATTTGCTTCATGGTTGTGATGGATTCTGATTGCGCGCCCATGCTACAGGGTGGCTCCGCTGGCGCAACTCCCGCGATTGCTACCAATTCCCCCCTCTGCCCGGAGTGCCGTAGCCGTGGGAGGAGTAATACAGGTTGTCCTCGTCGTCTTGGAACACCCCGTTGATGATCTGGGGCACGCGGGGACCGGCCGGGCGCTTCGATTCGGCCTCCTGCGTGATGAGCCTGACAGCCTCAACCTCGGCATCCCGCGACTGCTGCCACTTGTCGTCCATCTTGTATTTGACCGAGCGGCAGGCCATGATCAGGGCCAGCCGGTTGTCACAGTTGATCCAGTCCCGCTGGGAGCGAAGCTCAAGGTCGGCCTTCTTGTATTTGATGCGGACGCTGCGCTTGTTCCCGACCCGGATGCGGCGGTAGGACGGCTCGGTCTCGTCCGGCTCGTAATACCCGATGAGGGTGTTGACGGCGGAATCGGACTTGTTGATGGCGATCACCTTGACGAAATCCTTGGTGGCCTCTCGGCTGATGCGGTAAATCTTGGACAGCGCCGGGACATTCGGGGCCTTGGTCGGGAAGCCGAAGATCATGGGCACGAGGAAGCCCTCGTTCAGCGTCCCGTCCGGGCCGGCGGTGTAGATTTTATTCCCGGCCTCATCCAGCGCGAACACCCTGAGCTTCTTGTTGTTGTCCGCAGCGCTCGTGACCTCCGCCACCAGATAGACCGGCTCGCTCGGGTCGCGGAACGTGCAGAACTGCCCAAGCTCGTAGCTGTTCGCGTCACACGGCGTGCAACCCCCGTCGCCGGGGCCGTTGATGTGATACTGGAACCACTGGTCCTGAAGGAGCGTGGGCTGCCCGTGCTGGTTGACGCCCAGCACCGTGCCGACATCGCGTGGCAGCGTGATGCAGCCGTCGCACACGCACAGGCTCATCTCCCCGAGGTTGTAGTCGAGGATGCCTTGGTTGTTCAGCAGCCGGACCGCCTCCGTGGTGCGACGCAGAATGGTCGCCTCATCGCACCCCTCGAAGGCGCGCTTGAGGTCAGGATAGATGTCGGAAACATACACGCTTAATCCTCCTCCTCGTAGTCATCCTCCATCTTGGACTTCATCTTCTTCATGGCCGCCTTACGGAAGGCGTCGCTGACGGACACCATCCCGTCCTCCTTCTTGCGGGACTCGGCCACGTCGATGCTGTGGACCTCGATTTCGCAGCGATACTTGGGGTCATCGGGGTCGCGCGTGTTCTCGCTCGACTCCACCTTGCGGAACTTGATGACCGCAGTGCCCTCGTCGGGCAGGTCCACGGGTTCGTCGTGCGTGAAATACAGCGACGGGTAGCTCATCTTGGCGTCGCTGGACGAGCCGCCCGGAGAGGGGCAGGTCATGTCAATCTTCTGTGCGAGGTCGATCTTCATCGGATTTCTGGGGTTGAGAGTGAATTAAGGCCCGAATTGCGCCCACATCCCAAGGCCGTCGGAAACGAGTGTCACGCCCTCATATTGAGCGAGGACGAGGGAGGCTGCGCCGGCAATGGTGTCAATGCCGTCCGGGACAACCGTGACCGCCCCGGCACCCTTGTTGAAAATGAGGAAGCGGCGCCCCGTGTTCAGGGACGAAGCCGGGAGGTCGAGGTCAAAAGCCCCGGCGGAATTGGCGATGACCAGCTGCTCGGTGGTCAGGCCGGCGTTTGCCGAGATGACATCGACGGACAGGTTGGTGCCGGCGAGCGACTGGATGACATTGGCCAGGACCTGAAGATCGACGGTTCGGACCGCTGAATCGGAGTCCCGGACGAACGGGATGTAGTCAGCGGCAACCGGGGTGGCCGCAGGATAGTTGGTGGAGTTGAGCTGGGACATGGCTTCTGGGGGTCAAGTGATGAGGGTCTGGATGATGCTGCTGTTCTGATCAGTGATGGGTGAGCAGTTCTGGTCGTAGAGGTTGGTCAGGATGGTGAACTCCTCGGTCTCGGGGTCGTAGCTGACCACGGGGTCCTGCTCGTCGCAGTCCGGGACCCGGACCTCCGGGGCCTCGCAGGTCTTGCGAATCGGATAGGGCGAGCAGCAGCCGAGATCGTCAGTGGTCGGCTCGTCTCCGTCCGTCCAGTCGCAGGGGTGATGGCAGGGATTGTGGGACATTGGGCTTACCTCATTTGCACATTCACCATGCCAAGGGCAGGGTCAGCCACGCCGTCGCCACCAGACTGGAGGCAGGTGAGGAAGATGTCACCAATCGCACCAGGGGCGATGTTGACCCAGCCGGAGTCCGCCATTCCGGCAGTGACCAGCGATGCCTCCACTTCGGCGGATTCACCGAGTTGGAGATAGGACGCCGTGTTGGTCGAGAACGAGGTGGCATAGCGAAGGTAGATTTTGGGCGAGTTGACGCTGGCGGAGCCGGTGATCACCCGGGCGACCAACCGGATTTGAGTGAATCCGGTGAGGTCAACGCGAGTGATGTTGCGATTGGAGTTGGCTAGGAATTGAACTGTGCTGACTTGATTGGTGAGTGTGATGTTGGCCGAAGCATCCGAGTGGATTGCAACCGAGAGCTTGGGTGAGCCTCCGCCGCTGGTAAGCTCAGTCCATTCCCACGGACCAGTGGCGTCTGCGGTGTCCTTGGTTTGTGTGTAGGTCGGCATTAGTCATTCGTCAACTTGGCCGCAATGTAGTAGGTGGTGCCCGCCACTGTGACCGTCAGGGTGCGATTGGGGGAGGTCGGGCTGACCACGTTGGCCGCGCCAAGGTTCCACGCCACGGCGGCGGTTGTTGAGATGGTGCCCGTCACCGCAAGGCCGGTGGAGGAGGAGAAAGCCGCGATAGTCGACCCAGCCGAGTTCGTGATCGTCACCGAATTAGTCGACCCGCTTCCCGCCAGCACAAGGCCGAGCGTCGCGTTGCCATAGGCCGTTCCCTGACTTGATGCGATGGTCGGAAAACCGCCCAGGTTGCCGAGCCCGACAAGCGAGCCAAACAGGCCCGAGAGGCCGGTCCCTTCACCCGCGGTCAGCGTCGTCGCCGCGACGGTCGAGGGCGTGCCGGCCCCGATGGGCGTGTTGTTGATGGAGGTCGCAACAATCGGCCCGGACGACACAATCCCCGTCCCATGCGGCGCCAGCACAATGTTCGCATTGCCGGCACCCGTGGCCAGAGTCAGAGTGTTGGAGCCGCCAGCCGTGAGCGAATTGACGCCAACGATGGCCGTGGGCAGGCTGACCACGACGTTGCCCGTGTTCGGGGTGACGGTGATCTGGTTGGCCGTTCCAGTGACGGTATCGACAGAACCCGGGCCGCCGCCGTTCTCAATCAGGTGCGCCAGGTTGCTCGTGATCTTGCGCAGGAGGTTTTCCTGCGAGTCATTCCAGAACGGATAAAGGGGAGGGGGCTGTGCCATGGTGGGAAATGGGGTTACAAACTCGCGAGATACGCGGTGTATTCAACGACCTTGCGCATGGCCTGCATCTGGGTGTCCAGTGCGTTCGGCTCCAGCGCCTCGGCATAGCCCTCCGTCACGGCCAGATCATAATAGTTCTGGCTGATTTTCCGCCAGAGGTCGGTCTGGCTGTCATTCCACGCGGGAGTCTGTGGTGAGGGCATTTTAGTGTGAGTCTTTCTGCTTCCCGACTCTCGGGACTCCTGCCGCACCGGGGGTTAATCCCGATGCGGCAGGTGTAATCAAAAGGGGGATTGCTCCCCCGCTAGGCTGACGCCTTAGACCTCAACGTCCGTCAGGTCGGACAGGTCGGTGCAGGTGTCAGTGTTGTCCGTGAAGGACCCGCGGCAGCGCTTCGACAGGATCGCGGCGACCAGATGCGGCATCTGGGGCTGGAAGGCCCGGATGATGCGATACTGGAACCAGCCGAAGTCGCCCCAGCGGTTGCAGGACTCCTTGACGTTGAACCAGTCCAGCTCGCCACCGAACATGCCGGTGGGCCACTTGGCATTGCCCTCGCCCGAGTAGCGCTCCGGCGTCAGACGCGAGAAGGCATTCTTGGACAGGAACATGAACGAGACCTCGTAGGAGGCATTCTGCCACGCGGGGTTGGTCTTCCAGGTGAGGCCGTCGGCGTTCGTCGCGACCTGGAGGTAGGGCTCCAGGAGGATCGGGAAGCCGTTGCCGTCAACCTGGTCGAAGCGCAGGGGCTTCGGGTCGATGGCGAACTTCAGACCACGGAAGTTGTAGTCGATGAAGGCGTAGCGCCACAGGCCGTCGTGACCATCCTTGTACCCGCCGGTCGTGGACGCGGTGAGGGTGTTGTTGATGGGCGCGTCGGTCCGCAGGGCGTCGTTGAGTTCCTGCGACGTGACGTAGATCGCGTGGGCGTCGTTGCCCTCGCCGAACAGCTCCGGCTCGAAGTCATAGACCAGGAGGTCGCGGAGCCACTTGGCGTACTGGAAGGTCATCCGGTCGCCCGGAAGGCCACCAGCGAAGGCGGTGGAGACAGCCCACTCGGAACCCGTCAGGCCGGACTCGGGGGCCGCGCCGGGGGCCGGCACGACGAACTTGATGCCCGAGAGGTTGAGGAAGTTCGCGCGGTTGTCGGCGGCCATCAGCGTGGTGATGCCACGCTTCATCGCCTCGACGGACTGCGAGAGCAGGCGCTCAACGGCGAAATACTGCTGGCGCACGCAGATGGGGTTCGACTGACCCTCCAGCACGCCCGGGGTGGACGTGTAGGTGTAGTTGCCCCACTTGGCGACTGCCGGCGACAGCTGGCAGGACTCCGAGTAGTTGGTGAACTGGGGCTCGGTCAGGGACTGGTTGAGGGCGACGCGGGGCGTGGCAGCGTAAATCTGCTGCTCGCCGTAGCCCGACTCGAACGTGTCTTGGAAGACAAGGTTGGAGTACGGGTCGTTGAAGGCGATGTGCTTAACAATCGCCAGCTTGATGATGCTGTTCTGATCGGAGATCAGCTGTGCGAAATCAGCAGGGTCGAGTTCGCAAGTGGAGCCATTGGTGGCCATGGGAGTAAGTTTGGTCTTACTCGGCGCCTGAGAAGTTGGGTTTCACTAACGGGACCGCGCACCGAGTAGTTTCGGTCGCCGCTGTGTCCCGTGGCCGTCAGGTATTTTACCGGCCAACCGCTTCGGGGTTACGAGCCCCGACCCGGAACCGCCTCGCGGTTTTGTGGTGCAGTTCGTCGCGGTTTCCCGCGCCTGCGAAGAAACGAGTTGGCCACCCCAAAACGAGTGTCAAGGGGGTTTATTTACATTTTCCAGCCTATCGGGCGTAGATGCGATTCTCGAAGCTCTGCCAATGCAGTTTCAGCCCGTGCTGGGCGGCATACTCGGTGAACGGGCCGTCGCCCCTGGCGTTGACCTCCACGCAGAGCATTCGGCAGCCGACGGCGGTGAGGTCGATCTGCTTGAGAATGTCGTAGTCCGCCCCCTCGGCGTCGATGGTGATGAAGTCAAAGCGGGCGTAATACGGTTCGTCTGGCACCGATTGATCCATGGGGGCAACCTCCAGCCCGCACTCATTCAACAGCGTCGCAAACGTGATCCCCCTCGCCGTCGTCTTCGTGAACTGCTCGCCACTGCGCTTCCAGCGCGCCAGTTCCTCGCGGCGCGTCGTGGACAGCAGGCTCGTGTCACCCTTGTGCAGATGCACGCCGCAATCGTAGAAATCAACGGGGCCGTCTTGGGTGGTGATGGCGGCGTTGACGCAGTGGATGTTCGGGTGCCCTGCCGGGTTTTCATGGGTGTACAGCGCACGGAGCTTCGCAAACGCCGTCGGGCTGGGCTCGACCGCTACGCCTCCCCACCCCATGAGCGCGAGTGCGCGCACGTTGCTTAAGGTCTCCCCGTCGTTTTCCCCTACCGAAAGCCAGCGTCCGGTGAGGTATTCCCAGCGCGGGGGCTTGAAGTATTCCAGGATAGCGGCCTGCTCGCGGTTCTGGCTGTAGTCTTTCATGCTTCACGCCTCCACGGGTTCCTGAGCCGCACGTTGAAGCGAACCCGAGCGGCTGATGGCTCGCTAAAGATAACCTGCGCGTTGCAATACTTTTGGGGCGCACGAGTGTTAGGGTCGCATGGCATGTGTTCCATCTCGTTGATTTCCGCATATATATACACGCAGTGCTGGGGTTGCGCGTGGCTCTCCATGACAATCTCAAATGGGGCGAACCTGTACCATGGGCTCTTAGACGCGACCCCGTTGCTGGCTTTGAACGGTTCGCAGAACTTGAATGGGATGAAAAACCGGAGCGGCTGGCTGTCCGGTATTGCGCTTGCAATACCGCGGAAGGAGAACTTGGCGCGCTTCCAAAGTTCGTATCGGAGACAGCAAAAGGAGAGGTGTTTAATCATGGTTTTCGCCTGATCCACGCTTTCGCATTTCATTCGGAGTACGCGCGCTTCGCCGAGCGGGAAGATGATTGGAAAGAGTGGGCGGTGGTCGTTTGCGACAACCGATAGCACCCCTGCAAATTGACTCGAAAGATGGTCTGCCAAATCTTCTGAGGTTGTGTCCATAAATTACATCCCTTCAACGAAATAGCTCTCTCTTTCCTCGGTGATCCTCTGGCGGACGGTTGTCTCGTGGATATTCCATTTGGCGAAATCGCCCCATGGGTTGTCGATTGTTTTCTCGTAGTAGAACTCCAGGGCAATGCGCTTCCTGACGACCCGCACACCACCAGAAGTGTTTTCCGTTTCGACTGCCGCCGCAACCAGTTTAGCGGCAAGAACCGGGGCTATTACATTTGCAATCGAGGAGGCAATTCCTGCCTCGCTGGTGCGAACGCACACGGCATTCTGGATTTGTTTTTCTATGCTCATAAATTACATCCCCTCGCAGTGGAATATCGTATCAAGTCGATTTATATCCCAACGAAACCGGCAGAACTCCTGCCAAGGCGATAGCGTTAGGCCGACTTTATTGGCAATAATAGTAGCTGCGCTTTGGTCTTGTCGCGAGAACAAAAATCTTGGGTCACTACTCTGCCCCGCGTGCTTCCTGCTCCCGTGAAAGGCCCCGTCGCGCCCCGCCTTGATGAACAGCTCCACGAACTTAGCTGCCTGCGGATGGTCCAAGCACATGCCGAACAGCCCGGTGGCTGAATCGGGAATGCCTTCCGCCTCGTCCCGCGTCACGCCGAAATACGACAGGCACGCATCCGAGCATGTCTGGGCCGCGTTGTGCCCCGAGGTCCCGAGCCAGTAGCCCTTCGCGCGTACCGCATCCAAGAACGGCTGAATCGGCTTCCGCACCGTGATGCTCGCATCCGCCCAGATGAGCGTCCTGTACCCGCTCTGGATGGCATAATTAAACGCCGCCGCCTTGGCGGTGTAGATGCAGTCGCGCGGGAAGTCCCCGGGCGGCCACTCATCCACCCACGCCTGCACGTCAACCGGGTGCCCGATCAGGGTGCCGCGCAGGCGCTCCACGCCGCGATTATACCAGGCGCCGATCCCGGCAGTCATGAGCACGGGGTTGGGCGGAGCGCCCGGCTTGGGGTGCTGGATGGCGCTTCTAGGTTGCTGTGGCTTCCTTGGCATCAGTGCTGGAAGGGCCTGCGGACGTGGGCCGTGTTCACGCCCTTGTTCCTTGCGGCATCGCGCGCACTGCTGAAGCCATACTTCCTGATGAACGGCTCGCGGCGATAACGGTAGTAATACATCACATGGTTGATGAACTCCTCGGTCTTGACCAGGCGCATGACACCGATGGAGTAAATCTTGTCTTCCCCGAACCGGAGGTCGCGAAATCCAACCTTGTGCGCGATCTCCGCCCGCACGGGAGTCTTGTGGTAGGTGCTGCGGACATGGGCGAACCCGTCCTTGTTCTCCCCCCACTCGGGATACCTCATGCTCGCACAGGCCATCACCGGGTTCCCGCCGTTGGTCGTGCAGTGAATCTTGAACCCCACGCAGTCGGGGCGACCGGATACAGCCGACAGGATGCGATCAACGTAGTCGTCCGCCACCCAGTCGTCGTCATCAACGTAGCAGACATACTCCCCCTTGGATTCGGCCAGCAGGTTCCCGCGCTTGCGCCCGATGCTGATCTCCTTGTTGTCGCAGGCGACCAGAACCTCGACCGGCTTGCCTGCCGCTTGGGACTGGATGTGGGAATGCAGCTTCTCAAAGAGCGCGGCGCGCTCGGTGACAGTGGCGAGGAGGATGGAGAGGGTGGGGGTCACGGGAACCCCGCCGCCTTTCTTGAGTGGTACAGCGCCTCGTCGGCCTTCCAGAACTTGTTGTTCCGGTCGTAGAGCGCATCGCGCTTCATGCCGCCGCCCCAAGCCGGGTGCTCGTGCGTGGCGATGGGGGTGTCGATGAAAACCAGCTTGCGGTCTCCCAACCCAACGTCGGTTTGCTCATTGTCACAGAAGAAACTCTTGTACCCCGGGTGGTAGATGTATCCGAACCTGTCATAGTATTTCCGGCCAAGGCAGGGGAGCGTGTTGATCTTCCTCTGGGAGCCATCGTAAAACCACAGCGAGCCATCCGTGTCGGGGAAGTACTTGGCCATTTGCTCGGCCACCATGGAGTCCCAGCCGCGCCTCCGGCAGAAGAAGTCGTCGCTGATGATGAGCACGATGTCCCAATCGCCGCCCTTGTCCATGTCGCGGTTGATGGCGTGTATCTTCGATTCGGAGATGCCGCCGTGGCAGGCGATGGCGGGGTGGATTCCAGTGGCCTCGGCGATGACACCGAGGGTCATCGTGGGGTCGTCATCATCGTAGCTGACCACGACGGAAATGAGGTCGCGCCGGTCGGCTTGCAGCACCCACTCCCTGAGCCGGGCGAGGAACTGCTGGGGCCTCTGGCGCGTGGGGTATTTAAGGAGGATTCTCACGGTCAGTAAATTTTAGTTCCGGCATGGCCAAGGACGCACCCGACATCGCAGTAGGTCTTGATTCCGAGGAGCCCGGCGCGGCGACAAAAAGCGATGTCCTCGCCACGCCATTGGGACGTGCGCCCGAAGAACCCAATCGGCTCATTCTCGCGACCGGCAGGCGGCGCTATGTCGGCCAGCTTCCCGCCCGGCTTGGCTTCGGCGGCCATCTCGTGAAACACCGAGATGTCCACACGCATGAAGCCGGTTGCCACCCAGCGGTTCTCCTCCAGACCATCGTCGTTCACGCGGCCGTCCATGATGCCGATCAGGCGGTCGTTCTCCGCCTTGGAGCGATACGCCTTCTCGGTTTGAGCCTGACGCCCCACCCTCCGGTCCCGGTAAAGACCGCCGACGATCCGGTATTCCGGCGGATGGGACATGATGCGCTCGATCGCCATGCGGTTGCCCAGGCGCTCGGGTATCGGCCAGCCGTGCTTGTGGAGCGACTTGGCGTTCCCCACGGGCAGCACCATGTCCGAATCAACGAACAAGACATACTTGGACTGGTTCTTCTGCATGGCGCGGTGCGCAAGGTCGTTCCTCGCCTCGTCAATAAGCGTGCGCAGCTTCGTCAGGATGTTGATCTTGTCCACGCCGTAGTGCCGGTAATTGGCCAGCAGCGTGATGTGATTCAGCGGCGTCGGGTCGTCGTAGATCGGCAGCAGCACTTGCAGCGACGCCTTCTCGTTATCCTCGGGCAGTTCTGGGGCAATGGCCGCCTCGTCCAGAACCTTCTGGGCGGCCATGATGTGAGGCCGCGAGGCGCGGTTCCTCCAGCTTGCGACCGTGGATTTGCTGACCGAGAAGTATGCCGCCGCTCCCTCGTCACCAAGCTCCTCGATTTTCTTGATGACAAGCAGGGTAAGGTCGCTGGTCATGTCACTCGTCAGCCCCGGAGTTGAACTTGGCCAGCCCGCGCTTCAGGGCTGTCTTGAAGTCGGTGGGGTCGGACAGCGGCTCGGTGTCCTTGCCGGAGGCGCCTCCGCCCTGAATGAGCGAGCCGGACTTCGGGGTGGTCCTCATTGCCCCCTTGGCCTTCTTGACCTCCTCCTGAAGCCGGGCGATTTCCGCGTCCTTCTGGCCGAGGGTGCGGCGCAGGATGTGGGACTCGGCGGCAGCCAAAACCATCTCGCCGTATTCGCGTGGGTTGGCCGGGGCCTTGCGAATCTGGGCGCGCAGCTGCTTGGCGAACTCATTGCGATCCTCGATCTCCTTCTTGCGCTCCGGCGGCGCGTCGGCGGGGACCGACTCCTCCTTCAGCCACTCGGTCCCGCTCTCGGCTTCAGCGAGGAAAGCCTCCCACTCCTCCTTGATTTTCTTCTGCTGCTCCTCCGCCTTGGCCTGCGCCTCGCGCTGGGCCTTGCTCTGGGTCTCGTAGTATGCCTTCGCCTCGTCCTGCGCCTGCTTGATGGCGGCCTGCTCCTCCGAGCGCAGGAGCTGCTGCTTGCCGGCCAGCGCCTCCACCGCAGCCTTGTCGGCCACGGAGAGGCCGTCCAGCCAGCCACGGGCGATCTCCATCCCGGTGCGGTAAACCACGCGGTTCGGGTCTTCGGCAGTGGGCTCCTTGACCGGATAGACCTTGCGGCTGCGCGAGAAGGCGGCGAACCCGCCCTCGTCTTGGATGACCTTGAAGGTGGCGTCCCCGAAGTTGTAGTTCTTCAGGACACCCTTGATGCCCTCCTCGGCCTCCTCGGCGGGCTTGCGGTATTTCGCGGCGAAGTCCGGGTCGGTGTCGATCTCATACCTGCGGCGGAAGCGGGTGTTCTCCTCCTCCAGCTTGGCCAGCCGCTCCTGCGCAGCCTTGATGGCGTCGTCGTTCGCCGCCGTCTGGGGCTTTGACTCAAGCTCCTTGAGCTTGGCCTCAAGCGCGGAGGTCTTCTCGTCGCGCTTCTTGAGTTCCGAGAGGAAATACTTGATGCGCTTGGCAGTTTCGGGCTTGTCGTGCGGGAGCACGCGGCGGCTGTCCTCGGGGACATCCACATCCTCAGCAGGCTCCTCTTTCTTGGCAGCGTCCTGCTTCTTGGGCGCCTCCTCTTTCTTGGCGGGCTCCTCCTTTTGAGCAGCATCGCCCTGGCCCTTGGCCTCCTCGCGCTGGGCCTTGGCCTTCTCCTCCAGCTTCTTCTTCGCCGCGTCCCTGATGTTCAGGGAGGGCTCCACGTCGCGATTGCCCTTGTCGTCTCCGAGGGTGAAGTTCTTCGGCGGCTCACCGATGTCAGCGGCCGGCTTTGACGGTGCGGCGCTGGCGGGGTCCGGGGTCCGGAATACCTCCTTGTTGGCATCGGGCTTGGACAGCTCGGCCTGAAGCTGGTTCAGGCTGATCGGCTTCGCGGCTGGCGCAGTGGATGAAGGGGCGTCGGGAGGCATGATAATCCTTGGTTATTCGTCTTCTCTTGGGTTGGAAAGTCCGGGCTCGTCAATGGTCGAGGCTCGCTGGGGAAGCGCGGTCAGGATGTCCTCCACGTCATCCAGCGCCCCCATGTAGCCAGACCACTGAAGCGCGCCCTTGAGCATCGCCCCGTCGGTGTCACCGTCGGACCTCGGGGTGTAGTATCGCCGGAGGTGTTGCAGTCCAGACTCGGCCTCGGGCGTTTGCAGGAAATTGCGCCACGCCATGATCACCTTGCGACTCAGTTCCGGGGGTTTACTCATTAACCGGAAAATGCCACAATGCCGCATCCTCAGTCAACTGCGGCGTTTGCAACATCAAAAAGCCTGCGCAGGGGGCGGCATGGGCTGCTCTTGGCCGCCCGGAGGAAGCGCGCCGGGCTGGGGCTGCACCTGCTGCTGCTCCTGCACCTTTTGCTCCAGCGCACGCTGGAGGCGGGCGAGAACGGACTTGTCCGCATTGATGCGCTCGGGCGGCCATGTCTTCTGCTGAACGCCTGCGGCGTAATGCGCCCCCAAGTGCTCCAGCCCAGCCGTGGCCGGGCCGACCGCGCCGCCCATGATGGCCTCTTGCAGCGGGCCGACCAAGGCATCCCAGTGGACGACATGGTTGTCCGTGATGACCACGGGCACCGGCTGCGAAGTGATGAGCATCGTGGCGTTCTCCATCTGCTGCTGGCGCGTGGCGGCGGTGATGCTGGTGGTGTCGCCCTCCGGGACCACGATGGAGTCCACGAATGAGGCGCCGGCATTCGGAACGCCGGCAGCCATGTAGCGGGCGACCGCAGTGGGGTTGAACATCGGGTTGCCCTGCACGCTGGCAGCGAAGGAGGCACGCTGGGTCGCGGCCCACTCGGTGAAATCCGTCACGCTCTGGACAACCGGCTGGTTCACCAGAACGTCGATCTCCTCCTCGGTCAGCCGCACCGGGGCCGGGGGGATGCGGTCCTTGAGGCCCGGGATGGCTCTTGCGACTCCGGCGGCCACGCGAATCATCTTGTCGAACCAGTCGGCGTCGTCGCCGAGCAGCTTGGCGCGGACGGCCTGCGCATACTCGTCGTCGCTGTCGGGGTTGAGCATACGCTTGGTCATCACCCCGATGATTCGGGCGACCTGCTTCATCCACAGCTCCAACACGTCACGCTGGACCTCCTGCTCCTTCTGCATGGCCGCGTTGACCTGCGCGGCCTTGATGTCGGACGGCCGCAGCGGAATGGGGGGAAGGAATGAGCCGACAACCTCCTGCGCCCATTGCGTCATCTTGTCGTCCAGAACCATATACCCCTCGGGGTTTCCGGAAATCCCGCCGACGTTCTGGCTGAACTGGGCACCCGTCGCGATGATCATGGTGTCGTTCACCACCAGCTGCGCAGAGGCGGCGTCCTTGGCGTTGGCCACCTGAAGCCGAACCTTGTTCGAGTTCAGCAGGTTGTCCATGGAGTCGCAGCGGATTTTCTCGACTTGGGCGGCAAGGTCGTAAAGCAGCTGGCCGGCGCCCCATGAGCCGTGGATGGTCCCGTCCCCGTAGCCAAACACCACCGGGATCACCACATCGTCGGTCTGGCCGTAGGCATCCAGATTCTCGTAAAGCAATTTGCCATCCGAGGGGCCGTCGGGCCAGAGGATGTAGTGGCTGACCTTGCCGGAGTATTCGAGGACGAAAAGGTGCCGCGCCTTGATGACGCGCTGGGAGCGCGAGTAGTTGTAGTCCCAGCTCTGCTCGCGAATAAGCTCCTCCCACTTCCGCAGCTGGGTCATGTTCTGCGGGAGCGACGGGAGCGTGGCGTGGTCAACGGCCATGGCCACCGCGTCCTTGTTCCAGTTGTCCGAGCCGCTGTCCACGGCCTTGCGGACGATCTTCAGAAGCTCGTCGGGGCGGTAGTCCCAATTCAGGGTGAAGCGGGCCAGCTTGTCGTCCATCACTTCGGTCCCCCGGGGGATGAATCCCCGGTCCATCCTGACCAAGTGGGGGCGCCACTCGTAGGGGTCGGTCCACGCGGCGAAACCGTATCCGAAATCGGTGATCTCCCCAGCCAAACCGCGCCAGAACATATCATTCTTCTTCCAGCCCCGGAGCGCCTGCGTGATCGTGTCCCGGAAGAATTGGGTCTTGCGCTGCCCATCAGGCCAGCCGGCCGGAAGCTCGGCGGCCGTCATGGTGCTGGCCGTGAGAATGGGCATGTAGAACCTCGCGGCGGCGCGAGACAGCTCCTTCTGGAGAAAGCGCGTTGAAACATTCCGCTTCCAGCTCTTGAGCTGGGCTTTCAGCTTGGCCGGATCGTAAGGCGGGGCGCCCTGTTTCTTGGCCGTGATGCGCTTGGCGGCGATGATCAGTTTGCGGGCATCCTGAATATCCGTCTCCGTGAGCTGCACCGCCTGATCGGCGGACGTGACCACGCGATTGTCCGCCTCCATCTTGGCGGCGTCAACCTCCGGCGAATTGCCGTAGCCGCTCCCCATGGAAGCGGATGTATAAGCGTCACTGTCGGGCATTGGCGCACACGTTCAGCGCGCCGAAAAGAGAGTCAATGATTCTTGTAAACGGGCGCATTCGGCCATAAGGGGTGCCGGCGATGGCCCGAGAGGAAGGCTGCGACGACCACGGCCTCGTATATCGTCCATGGCCTGCGTCCGGCCTCCAGCCCGGCCATCGCGGCAACGCTGCACCCGAGGTGCCCCGCCATCTTCGCGAGGCTAATCCCGCGAGAAAGCCTCGCCTCCCGCACACGGGCGCTAAACTCAGCCCACGCCCGAGTGGCTTCTGCCCTTGCCTCCTGCACCTTGCGCCGGGCCGCAATGCACCGCTTGAGTTCAGCCTTCATGGCGCCTGGTCTTCCTCCGGGATGGGGACCTCGCCCGAGAGCCACGCAAAAACCGTATCCCTGTCCCGTGCGGTTTCAAACTCCCAGTGGCCATTGGGAAGCTGGATGTGCATCCACAGGTCTTGGCGCTTGGAATACGCGATGATGCTGGCCACGCCGGGCCTGATTGAAACCGAGTCCCGGATGATGCTCTCCCGCACAATGCGCAGCCACTTCGCTGAGATGTCTTCGGCCTTGAGGGGACGAGGTGTGTAGATGGGCACACTCATGGATGCAGGTGGTCTTTGATGATTTCAATGGCAGACTCAACCGAGCGCACGACTTCCACCCGAAAACCCTGCCGCTGGAGGATCGAGTGATACTCGGCCTGCTCGGGGGAAACGCGCCCGGTGGCGGTCTTCATCTCCAGGAACAAGGCGCCGTGCGCCCTGCGCTCGTTGCGCACCGCGAGGCAAAGGTCGGGAGCCCCTTTGCGAAGACCCTCCAGCTTCATCAGGTTTCCGGCTATCGGCCCCGAGCGGCCACCCCCGTTTGGGATTGAGAAAAGAAGCTGGTGCGGAAGCCCAAACGTGCGGGCGGAGTGGAAGTCCCACCACTTGACCAGTGCGCGCTGCATCTGGCTTTCCTCGTTGCATCGCCTCTTGCGCGGGCGTGCGGGCAGTGGAGCCCCGGCTCCCCGTTGCTGCATTATGGCAAGGTCTTCAGAGGTGTATCTGCGTCGGGGCATCGGGCTTGGTGTTGATTTCCGGTGTTAGACTTGAAGACCAGTGTGCGCATGTCCTCCAGATGGCGCTCGACTGCGCGCAAAGCGCCCGCGCTGCCGGTTCCTTCTGTGGGTCGAAGTCCGGCATTCCAAAGGTCGTCCATGAGCGTTTGCGCGGCATCAATAGATACTTTGAAACTTGGCTCGTAGGCCAGGCAGGCGTCTTCGACGCGTTCGAGTATCACCTCTTTTACGCGGGTCTTTTTGTCTTCCGTAACGATATACAGTTCGACGGCATTGCGCCAAGGTGCCGATTGAGCGCGGATATAGTTTTTCATGTGTTCGTGAATTATTTTCAGGGGCCTAACCAGTCACTCGACCGGACCCCCTCGGGCCGGTCAGTTGGGTGTTAGCCCCCGGCAGGCGAATGACTCTCAGTGAGCCCTCGCTGTAGCCGCCGTGCCACTTTGCGTTTCGGAATCGCGGGTTTTCCTGCACGTTGTCCTCCGGGTCAGCGCACAGCTCGTAGAGCGGCGTTCCATCGCAGTCTCGACCGTGCATCACCACAAAGAGGCGCGCACCGTCCATCGGCGACGGGTATTCTGGGTCGTGTGCGATTTCGACGAGCGCGCCGAGAGGAATGCCGTGCGCCTTGGCGTTGTTCACCTCGCGGTAGGTGCGCCCCTGCGGGTCGTCCGGGTCTTTGGCGTCCGCGATGTTGAAGAAGTATGCGGGTTGTTTTTCCATAACGAAAGAAAGGGCTAACAAATCGCCAGACACAATGTCGGGCTAGCGCCCGCCATGTGTCACCTTGGTGTTCACGTCGCAGCGCGGCAGGCGCATCCACGCCAGAACCTCGCCGTCGAAGCTCCACTGAGTCTCACAGTAATCGCACGACTCCTGATACCAGCCGGTCAATGCGTAGTCCCCGTCGTCGCCCACGGGAACCGCACCTTCCGGCGGCTCGTCGCACGAGTCCGAGAGCGACATGATGCACGCGTTGAAATATGCGAGGTGTCGATGCCAAATCTTCCCTGCGCTGGTGCGGGTCGCGCACCAGAAGATTTCACGACCGCCTTCCTTCACGTCAGGCGTTCCGTTTTTCCACAAGGCGCGGCCTGGGGCGGGGGTTGGTTGCGGGTTCGCCTCAATGGCGCGGCGAACTTCGGCGTGCAGTTTGTCGAGGTCCACAAAGCCAACCTCATCGGCGTAGCCGGTGGGGTCACAGTCCTCGGCTACGTCGAGCATCTGCTGTAGGAGGGAGCGCAGATGATTGTTCTCCTCGCGCATTTTCTCAGAGTTGAGTTTGGAATCGTTCATGGTCATATGGTATGGAACTCATATACACGCTCGTCGCCCCCGGCCCACGCGACGGCTTGTTCGCGGGAATTAAAGAGCGGTATGAAGTAATCCGGGCCGTCTGCGGGTGCGCGGAGCGGGAATCCGTTCACCTTTAGGCTTTCCCATCCGTGGGCTTTCATCACCCCCCAGAAAAATCTCTTGGGCGGGTCGGCGGGCTTGGCCAAAGAAACGGATCGCGCCTTCTTCTTCGTCGCTGTCTTTTTGTGTTTCATAGTCATTTCAGTATCCGGCCCCGCCACCCCTCACAAATAATGAAGCACCTGGTTGTGCTTCTGCACGGTCAGCGGACGCAGGTGCTCGTCAAACAGGGACGTGCCGCTTTCGCCCTTCTTGGAGGACACGGGGATTCCCCGTGAGTCGGCCAGCTGCTCCCGGATGGCCTTCATCGTCGGCTTGAGCACCTGGGCCAGCCGCTCCTTCTCCGGCAGCATCCGCTCCAGCTTTTCGTAGAACGCCAGCGGGTCAGGTATGTCATACCCCCCGAGGCGGGTGGTGGCGGTGACGCGAACATTGGTTCCGTCGGCGTGGCCATGCTTGGCCACATACTCGCGCAGCATCTCCTCCGCCTGCTCCATGGTCGGGGCCAGAATCTTCAGGGTCTCGCACCAATCCACCAGCGCCCTGGGGTCGGCCTCCGGCTTGATGGCTTCGAGTTCATCCTTGGTCATGGTCTTCTTCATAAGTTCCCTTTCGGCGATTTGGGCCGGGCACTGGAGCTTGGCCGCGCACCAGCGGCATTGCTTGATCCCGGTGTTGAGTTCCATCCGGCGTGACAGCGCGAGCCTGATTTCGGACTTCAGGTGCTCGACGGCTTGGGCCAGCTTCTCCCCGGAAATCGTGCAGGGCTCGCTGACGCGGTGGAATCCGGCATCCTCGTCATTCCTTGGCTGGATGATGTAGAGCGTGACCTCGCGGAGATCGGGATAGGCGCTCGCGAGGAGGCAGGCGTAGCCAAACAGCTGCCAGTTGCTCGCCGCGGCATCCACCGGGATATAACCCGTCTTCAGGTCATAGACAATGGCGCGGGTCGCGTCCGGCGAAACAGCCACGCAGTCGATGTGCCCGGACAGGGTGAAGTCCCCGTA